ACTCGGATAACACTCCAAATATCATCCTCATTTTGAAACTTACTCGGGTCGACATCATCAATATATTCATCATACCAATTATCCGTATGATACTCTCCCCAAATCAATCTATAAGTTTCATTACCAACAGTTTTCTTCTTACCGCCGTTAAAAAATTCACTTTTCAAAAATTTTCTAATATAAGGCGGTTGTGAAGAAAGCACTTTTTTAATATCTTCATCCTTAGCCAATATAACAAAAGACGAAGAACTACTATTACTTACAAAACCTGAACGAGTTTTCATTTTATTCCTCTTCTACTACTTTTGTTGTATCCGCTTCTTCTGGTTCGGCAGTTAAGTTTTCCAAAACAGTTGAATTCGGGGTTTTGTATTGCATTATTACAGCTTCACAAATTTTGTTGTAAACCTCGTCTTTGAATGCGTTATCTGTATTCAATTTCTTCACAAAACTATCAGTATTGTATTTTTCACCGTTGTAAACTAATCCATTACTTGGTCCTGTGATAATTCCTTTCTTCTTGGCTGTTTCAATCCAAGAAGCGTAATCAGCTATACCGCTATCAAAATAAACTTCAAACTCTGCCGATTTAAACGGAGGTCCTAGTCTATTCTTCCTAACAGTTGCTCGTGTATGAGTTCCAATAATTTCCTTATCAGGATTCTTTAACTTTTCAATCGTTTCAAATCTCACTTTAACCGAACTATGAAATGAAGTTGCCTTTCCACAAGGTTCAACCCACTTATCACCAAACTGCATTGCTTGCAGGTTTTGTCTCAATTGATTAGTCATGACCAAAAGAATTCTTCTCTTAGCAATTAGATTGGTAAGTTTTCTCATTGCTTCGGAAACTATCAAAGCCTTTCCAGTAGCAAATCCTTTTCTTTCATATCCAGCTTCTAATTCCATTTTTGTCGAAGCACCAGCTATGGAATCTAAAATAATAGTACAAAGCCTATTACTGTCAGATTTACGAACCACTCCGATGATGTTTTCAATGTTTTGAAATGCTCCCTCAATCGTATCTTGAGTTAGATAAAGCATTTTACTGAGGTCAACTCCCAGAGCTGTCCAAAACTCAGGTGCAGCAGCAGCTTCAGTGTCAATATAAACTGCCTGACCGCCTTTCTTTTGTGTATCTGCTACTATATGAGCACATACAAGCGACTTACCAGTTCCTTCTAGCCCTGTTAAAGTAACAATCCGTCCTACAGGGAGACCCCCATTAGGACGGTTGCTAATTGCCAAATCTAACATTGTTGATCCTGTTGAAACCCAATCGGTTACTGTTGATGGGTCTTCTTTTTCATCAAGAAAGTAAGCAATTTTACCTCCATCTTTGTTAGCTTTGTTTAACTCGTTAGCTAAAAGTTCTGCTAGTTCATCACGACCGACTTTTGGTTGCACGTCAACGTGTTTTGATGATGTATCTTTTTTTGCCATAAACAGAACTTTCGTTTTATATGAAGAGATAGTACACCTGTGAGCGTACTATCTCAACATATTTTATTATCTAATAATTAACCCTTGAACAGATGATCGAAGGCAGCCGCAACGTCGTCGGTTTTAACCGTAGGGGTTACTACCCCTGACGTTGGAGACACAACGGGCGTTGATGCTGCGGTCGTTGTGGGAGAAGCGTTAAGGGCTGCTGTAGCAGCAGCTACATCCGGATCGGATTGAGAATCTCCGTTTTCAGGATGAAGCCAATTATTCATCACATCCTTCAACTCGTCATATGACAATTCCGGAAACAGATCGAGAATCTTAGTTTGACTTGCGATCTTTTCCAAAAGTTCTTTGTTAGTGGGATCTACTGCGGGTTTTGTGTTAGGTTTTACACGAATTGAGGTTTCGGGAAATTGTTTTCCGGTTTCCTCAGCCGTTTTAAACTCTACAACAATATCACGACCATTGGCGAGATCGGTAATATCACCGTAATCAGGATCACTCATAATAGAAAGCAATTCTTGATAGACCTGCTTTCCAAAACCCCAAAACTTAACACCTTCATGTTCTTCTCCACGAACAACAATAGGAGCAAACGTTCTCATCTTGGGTTCTAACTTACGAGCAAGCTTCCACTCTTCCTTATCACCACTCCTCTTAAGGCGAGCAGCAAATTCTACGATTGGATCTGGACGACCAAAAGAATCCGGAGACAAATAAGTTTTTCCATTAAGGTTATAATGGAACTTCAATTCAATAAAAGGATTATCGGGTTGAAACTTATAAGGGACAATTCGGACTTCCTGTTTGCCTGGGTTTGGTTTCCAAAGAAGGTTGGATTTCTGATTTGTGTTTGAAAGGGAATTCAAACGACTCTTAATTTTACTAATGTCTAATGCCATAATTTTTCTTTCGTTTAATTTTTAACTGTTAATTGATAATTCGATTAAACTAATTAATATCTAACCGTATCATCAATACATATACACGATACGGTGAAAACAACAAAAGTTCAATTAATTATATCAAAGATTTTGATTGAGATAACCTTAACAATATTGTCTGTGGTTATTATCAGAGAATCTTTATAAAACTCCCATTTAATTTCAAACGTTTTATCCATCACGCCACCATTCTCGTCACGAATTAATTGATTCATCGCGTTTAACGTATATAATGTGTTGGTTTGTCGTTTTCTATGAATAGAAATTGTGTTTGGAAACTTTGGAAAGTTTATATCGATGTTAATAATGTTATACGTAACATATAACTCTTTAACGTTTTTAGTATTGTAAAATACAAACAAAGAGTTGTTATATACTGTATAAAACCCTCGTATTTGTTCAATTACATTTTTAAAATCGTTTACATTAGAAAATGTACAAAGTAACTGTCTTTTTTCAATCATGGTGTTATAATAGTTTGATTAACACTTTCACAGCTTCATTAAGTTTCATATCGACTGCTATATTGATCAGTTTTCTTATTTCTTCTGAAATACCAACACCACCAACTCCAGGCACAGTAGGAATAGTATCTCCTGTATCCAAAAGTTGTTTAATCACTTCTTTTTCAGCAGCTATTTCTTGTGGGGTTTTTTGAACAACAGGAGGCGTAGGTGGAGGCGAAGGAGGAGAAACATTAGCCGGTTGAGCAGTTGGTTGAATTGGTTCTGTAGCTAATTGTCCCTGTGCAGGAGCAGAAGATCCTCCAACTGACGCACCACCAGAAGGTGGTGCTGCTGGAGTTCCAGGAGCGCCTGGTTCCGGAACTTCTTTTTGAGCTGGAGGAGTTTGTGGTTGTTGTGTATCAGATTTTGGAAGTTCTGATGTGCCTACATCCATTGGACTGTTTGAAGCAGTTCCTCCCGTATCAGTCGGAGCCGGTTGATTAGGAGCTTGTTGACCGCCACCAAATAAATTAGATTGTCCCACTTTAGGATTTTTCTCAAAGTGGGTTCCTTTAGCTATTGCTCGAGCTTTATATTCTGGAGTAGGAAATGTTACTAAAAGACCGTTCTTATTATATGCCTGACGTTCTGGATATTTCCCTTTTTCAGCAATAACCGAAGTAACACCATAAGCCTCTTCTTCATTTAATCCATTAGAAATCAACGAATTATACAATGATTCTACGCCCTCTTCGTTTAACGATGGCATACCGTCATTACAATTAGAGGCCCAATCAAGAATAACTGAGTTTATAAAAGATTCGTCGATGTTACGCATATGCTTTGATTTATAAATATTGTACAGTTAACCCAAATACAGAGTAATTTATACAGATATTTGATTCAAATCAGCATAGGAGTTTCCAACATAACACTTTACAGGAAATCTATCATTATCTCGCATAAGAGATATTATGGTTGTTTTAACTTCATCCAATTCATCTAAACTAATGTCAAATAAAACCGAATCATATGTGTATAATACCGCTTTAGATTTTTTATTTTTTAAATATAAATTCACTCTACCCAAAATAGGCACAGATATTTCTGTTTCAGTAGCTTGTAATATGTAATTGAAAATTTTGTTCGGGTTTGGATCAACAACGTTTTTTATCTTTCTACCGAATATAGGCGTTTTAGTATATCCAGTTTCTCTGTATTCATCCCAGTGTGTATCAATAAACCCTTTTAAATTATAAAAAAACTTAATATGAGAATATTCGTCTTCTACCCCACCATACAGTTGTCTAAAAGTTAACGATTTTGCATCTGATATATCCTGCAAATCTACATTCTCTTTTTTAAAACACAACTTTGCCATATAAGCATAAAAATCCACAGTGGGTGACAGTTTGAAATCAGTTAACTCACAAATAATATGAGGATGAAATGCTGAATAATCCACCATCATCATTGTCCCTTTATCACCAAATCTAGAAATAAAACAAGATCGAGAACCGTCGTCTTTTTGAAGTGCAGCATAATTTACACCACCAAACCTATTACTCGGTCTCCCTGTAGCGGTATAAATGTTATATTGAGAATACACATATCCACCATGAACCTTTGCATCAAACCTGTTTTTAAAGCATGTTTCGTTAACAAAAATTTTATTGCTTTCTAACTCAGACAATACAGGAATAATTCCGTTGTTAATGTTTAAATAACCTTTATCCCGAAATATTCCACTGTTTATAACCTTTTTAATCTGTGGGGAAACATTAAATACAAATTCTCTGTGTTTCATTAATGGAACCACTTTATTATGAAGGGGATATGAACTGTAATTTTGTCTTACAAAACTGTGAGCTGTAGTTTCAAACTCTAAATTGGTTATTAATTTGTCGTTTTTTAAATACAACCCTAAATTTACATCAAACAGTTTATCGTCCAGTTTTAAATGGAAAAGGACAGATTTTTTATCCAACACAAAAAATCTTCCTGAAAACTTTTTTAAATCCGAAACTAGTTCTTCGATATTAACGATTTTTGTAGCATCTTGATGATTAATGGAAATGTGGTATAAAATTTCTGTTCTAAGGTTCAGAATCAGAACTAAACATGGAGTCTCTGTTAACGGATGTTCTCTGTCATCCGTTAACACAAGTTGAAAAAACAGATCGTCGCTCCAATTGTCTTCAAGAAATTGTCTATAATCTTCCAGAGAGTCTATCATTATAGGTACAATTACTCTAAAAAAGAATAAAGTTCAACATGTTTTATTCCACAATACCCAACTTCTGTTTAATATAACCACGTAAAGGTATTATTCCGGCTTTGACCACAGTATCCCATTTTCCATCTTGAAGCGTATGATGAACGTCAACTATACGATAACAAACGTCCTTATGGTGATAAGGGTTCGGTAAATTGCGAATCAAAAAAGTCATGAACGTTCTTAAACCGCCTATTCCTTGTAACGGAACTTCAACTGTTATAGGTTGAAGGCCTGTATAACGTTGATTTCTTTCTAAATCATGATCGTCCAATAAGCAATTTAACATTTCTGAGATTGGCAATGCTAATCTTCTAAAATACGGTTTGTCCCCAACCATAATAGTAAAAGGATACGAACCTGCTGGAGGTTCTTGATTTTGTAATGTTTTTACTTGTTCCAAAAAAGGATCTTTCGTTTCTTCTTTATCCGAAAGAACCATCGGCGAAAAATCGTTTCTCATTTCCAAAATTCTGTCTTCAAATCTATAATCTAATAAATCATTTTCTTCTTTCGAAATGGTTCTGGATCCACTGTTATTGGTCTCTCCAAAAACTACTCTAAATGCTTGGGCATCAGACATTTTTGGTTTAAATCCAAGCCCCATCATTAATTGATCGGAATCCATATAATCAAAATACCAAGGTTTAGATTTGTTATTCCCACTTGGAAGCATTTTATTATCAACCACAGTAAGTTGTGATGTGTTATCATTAGGCATCAACGCTAAATCCCAAAAATTACCACCTGCCTTATTAATATCATCAAACATTTTTTGATAAAGATCAGCATAAGTTTTTACACTTTCATCTTTAACTAATTCTATAAATCGTTTTACATTAAAATACAAATCTTTGAAGTAACCGTAAAAATACGGATCATATACCGCATTTTTTTCTCTGTTTTTTACAATCGATGTTTGATCGGAAACAAACGGAAATGCATAAACCCGATCAGGAACATAAACGTATCTATTAGCGTTTATAACCCAATCCAAATCATCTCTAGTAGGATGATTTCCTTGCTTAAAAATTTGAACCAACTGATAATCGGCGTTCCACAAAATATCACCCTGATTCTTTTTGTTTTTATTTATCGTTTTAAATCCTTTTAAAGCTTCTCCGGATGGAACGCCGATTTGTTTATCGTAATCACCCCCCAATCCATTCTGTTTCTTTCCTTCCACACCCCACATATATTTAGGGGCAATGGCGTTTGGTATAAGAAGATATTCACCGTTACAAGAAATGTGATTAGGATGAGCTCCTATTACAGATTCATCCACATTAACATGAAAAAACCCTGCTTCTTTTTTAGAACTTGGAAACGGAAGACATCTATTTAAAAGTTCTACAATGAATCCCATGTTAACCCACACATTCTCATCGCTTTGTGTTTTATCAAAATCCCCTGTTTTTGCAACTGTCCATTCATAATCCAACTGAGATGAATATTCCGGGTTCATGTTTGATGCGTCTCGTCCAAAAAATATTCCTCTCCAATATTCTTTTTTCATTTCAGGCAAAGCGCCACCTTTAATATATTGATACAATTGAAGATTAGACATCTGTTGATCCAATGACTGTAAACTATCCGCCATTGCTATGGATTTGAGATTTTTTATGAAATCCGTATCACATATTTTTCTTATGCTTGAAAAATATGTGAGTTCTGTCTCAGGATTATTTGGGTCTTTCTTTTCCGCAACGATAGTTGAAATAGGTACGCCTGAATATAGACGGTCTTTGGATGTTATTTCAGTCATACAGGTAATTTGATTACCTTCGATTGACCATTCAAAATTTGTTACAATTCCAAAAACCACATCATAATTTCCGTTTGATTCAAGAATGTTATCTTTATATAACGGATACGGATTAGTAAAATAATATTCAGCTAGTTTATCTTTATTTGTTAAATCAATCAAAGATTTCGGGTTGAAATGGTTCCATCCAAATTCTAAAATCATAGACACGCCAGGAACCAAAAAATAAGGTGTCATATACTCCAATTGCTTTGGTGAAAAACATTTCCAATGAACCCAAGCTCGTCTAAACAATTCTTTCTGAATAATAGTTTCTACTCTGACTATTTCAGGACAGGGAACGTGGATTGGAAATTGGCTTGTGTTTTTGTTATAATCCAACGTATGCGGTTTTCCATCCGGAGTCCAACCTAAAATTTGTTGATTTCCTTCTTGATTCCATTTAAACCCATACGTTTGATAAAACCCTTTGCCCCCAGAAAGTACGAACCCCGGCTTTTTTATCTCTAATCGACCGTTACTATTAGAACACAGTCTAACCCAAGATGTCATTGGTCCTTTATATTTTTCCCAATCTCCACCATCTTTAGACCAGCCATCTGTTTTTTTGTAATTAAAACTAATATTCTTCTTCCTTCGGATAAATTCTTTTTGAATCTCAGTTGGAATATTCATCGATTCCCAGGGAATTAAGGGCCAACTCATAAATCTATCTCCTTCTGTGTAATAACATCTATAGTTTTATTCAAAACTTCATTGTGTCTAATAAACATAAACGGTTTAATTTTTCTTATCAAATTTATCTGTCTTTTTAAATCTCTATTTTTATGATAATTAGAATTATGTTTAGGTTCATCATATTCAAATATAATGTTTCTTTCTTCATCATATCCATCTGGAAAATATCCTATCAACTCTACTTCACCACCATTTAAAGCGTGTTTTAAATTCCACCCCATCTTTTTATTTAAACCGTCTATGAAATCACACGCAACCGGGTTAAAATTTGCCATTCTACCATTTTTTCTAAAACTATTAATTCTACTCTTTCTTAACTTTTCTTTAAATTCTTCACCATAACTGCTGGTTTGTCTCGCTTTTATCATCATTTCACTTTGTTTTCTTCGATACTCATATGTTTTAAAAACTGATTTATCTGTAATTTTTCCGTTTTCAGTAGTAGAACACTTTTTACATTTCCATCCATTTCTCACAGATAATTTATAAGATTTCCTGCAAGAATAAATTTGTAAACCTCCACACAATGGACATGATTTACTATATGTGTCCATTTTTGGTAATATTCTTAATTTGTCAATACTACATTCTCCACAAATTCTATTTTTTCTTACAGCATTTGTAAATGAACTTTTACAACTATAATGTTGTTCTTTTCCACATTTAGGACACGTTTTTGTAAAATTATTTTTCATTTTTTTACTATACAAGTCTTTTCTAACATTTCATCCAACGCTTTATCCATTTCTTCCAACCCAAACTTATCACGAATATCACACAAAACCTTTATATCTACATATCGACTTTCATCTATTATTTTATTTCCGTTAGATTCTACATGTCCTCCGAAAAAATTAAATGGTTTTGGATTAGACTCTTTCCATTTATCTATAGCAAGTTTCACCATCCATTTCGGCATATCTAACGCATTTTCGTCACAATATTTTTTTAGAATATCAAAATCCGATTTTGGTATATTTATTGTTCGTCTTTCTGGCATAAGTAACCTTTCTGTGAATAAATATATCTCAAAAGAATGAAAATGAATTATTTTAATTCAGAAATAATTTTAACTATTTAATCTATCGTATTCAGATAATATATTTTGAACATTTGTAGGAATACGTAATTGCAATCCGCCTTCCACAGACATTCTTCCTTTGCCTATATTATTAGCTAAAGCGATAATCCACCATAAAGTAGGATCGGAATAATACTTAAAAGCCAATGTATCTAAATAATCAGTTTCATTGGTTACAATATAGATATCACTGTCTGAATCGGGGATTTCTGGATAATGAGTTGTTATACAAACTCGTTTTCCATCCCATCTGGGTTTTACAGATATGTCATTATACCTTTTCATAATTAATCGTCCACATCAGCTAATTTAACAGATCTTATATTTTTTGACCACCCCTCCAAATACTGTAAATGTTCTACGTCTGAATCAGCAAACAATTGGGATCTAACAGCATGTCCATAATGACACCCACCAACCTGAGCTCGTTCTTTTTCAAGAACATTACAAGCAATGCTTATTTCAATTTCTCTAGGAACTTGTCCAATATGTTCTTTTTTTACTTTGGAAGATTTTATGATTTTTCCCAAATATGACCAATCTTCTGTAGAGTTTTCAGGAACAGTTTCCCAAGATGATCCCTCTGGAATGTTTACAGCAACCGTGGTTATAACTATTGGTTGATATTTGTATAAATCTCCGATAGTCAACATAAACATGGGTGGTATAATAAATCTATTTGTTACACCGTCGTTTTGAGTCTTTTTTGTGTAGTTAGACGGTTTAACTGAACTTGCTAAGTAATTTATTCTTTGCCAAGTTGGCCAAAGTTCAACTAAACTATTAATCACAACCGTAAAGTTAAACGAAAGATTTCTAGTAAACCCTGTATAAGAATAAAGAGCGTCAGATCTCCCTATGAATCTTAATTCATCCCATAAAGCATTATTAGCTTCCGATAAATTTTTAACAGTGGCTCTAAACGGAATGTATTTCTCATTTACAACATCATAAAAAAAGAAAGCAATTAAATCATCATCATACGGTTTCCACTCTGTATAACCAGCTATAAGATTATCTTTAACTTTCTTATCTTTACCCAACACCGTCAATGTATTGATTTTATCAGGTCTACTGTTACCGGCCAGCCCATAATTCTTATTCGGATTAATTATAGAATCTAAAGTTCTAATATTTCCGTTATAATAAGCAGATTCGACGCTGTTTGGGTTGTTCTTCATGTTATACGGCGTCTTTGCTATATCATATAACCTATCATATCCTTGTTTAGAAGGTTGACCGGATGAAAGTAACCATGTGTCTTTATTATCAAAATTAGTAGTGTATATTTGACTATTTCCTATGTTAGTAATAACTCTTTTTAAACTTTCGTTGATTTGAGAAGCAGGAGTATCAGCTTTAGATACGTCGTTTAGTTTATTAAAATTGCCTTTACCATCATCAAAACGAACTTCAAGTTCTGATTTATAATCGTCGTTTGAAACAAAATAAGAACCGTCTTTTATGTAAATTTTAGATTCACCATTAACGTCTTTATAATATTTTAACTTAAATAAGTTTTTGGAATCGGAAACTTTTGTAATAGCAGTTTTAGATGGGCTCTTAAAAAGATTTATTCCCATAAAACCTACAGATAAGCTCGTGTTTTGAATCCCTTTGGCTAATCCTTCAGCGGTATAATCATTATAATATTTAACCATCCACTCGTAAGCAACATCATCAGCTCTTTGTTTATAATTTTGTTTGTCAGCTCCAAAAGCTTGTGGAAATATGGATTTAGCAATTCCTTTTAAAAACCCTAAAAATCCGCCGCCGCTTCCACCGGTTGGAGTTGACCATTTTTGTTGAAGAATGCTTCTTGCTTTATTTGCTGTTCCTGCTCTTAAAAGACCAGTCGCATTACCATAATTTTGAACAGGCAACACTTCTGTTTCTCGGTTGTTACCTCCAGCTCCAGTAAGACTGAATCCCCCAATCAAGCTTCCTTCTGATGATCCACCTTTGCCGTTACCTGCAGCTACTGTAGAAGGTGGTGGTGATCCTCTGCTTACACTTACACCAACTAAAGCCGCTAATCCTCCTAAAAGTCCTCCTGACTTATCTATATGTCTTTTAGGTTTATCTAACAATCCTCCAGTCAGATTAGAAGCAGCAGAAACAATAACTTCAGTCGGGTTGTAAATGTTTGTTTCATCAAATGGTTGATACCCTTGAAGCAAAAATTGTTTTCCAACAAAAATTAATCCTCTTCCAGATGCTAAAAATTTAGTTACACGAATTAAATCGTTCGTTCCATATCCGAGAGGTAATCCACGTCCACCTGTGGTCATAAAACTACTCGGCCGTTCATCTGGATAATAATAAATATAAGGTTGGTTGGCTCCAAAATAATTACTACCATCATGGTCCCACGGAGACAGTTTATGATATAAATTATGTTCGTTAGCTTCAAACAATTGGCTAATCTTCCCAGGTTGAGGAACCATAGGATAATTTTTCGGAACTTTAACCAATGATGGTTTTGAATCTGGAGGATTAATGTTAGCCATATTGTATAAATATTAACGTTGCATAGATCCATACGTTCCACGCCAAGCGTTGTTTCTATTCATCGTTGTGTTAAGTAATTGACCATCCAAATATACTGCAACTTTACCATTTAACAAATCTTGTCTGATAGATTTCAGTTCGTCTAAAATCGCAGATTGTGTAGCGGAAACTGCATCAGGTCTTTGTTCAGTAATGCTGTCAGTTTGTTTTACAGATTCCCCTTTTGGTAAATTGTCGAGTTCTTTATAGGATTTTATTTCTTTATCAGACAACGGTCTGTCAACCGGAATATCCACCGAAGCGATTTTTGCCTCTATTGCTGGTTTTCCAACAGATGGTTGTACTGTTTTATTAGCACCAAATATTCCAGAAACCCAATCCCAAGATTTCTTAAGGGGTTCTGTAATAACCGAACCGAGGTTACTCCACATTTTTGTGATAGCATCCCAAGCAAGTTTAAACGGTGACATTAAAGAATCGAATACCATTGTTCCAACCGCTTTGAGTCCAACCACAATCAAATCCCCCAATGGGGAAGGAGAATGACCAAAAAACGTTTTATCTAACCAGTTCCAAACATCAATAAACGGTTGAATCAACACTTCATATAAAGAATCCTTTACAGCTACGAGGCCTGCTAACATTTTATCCCCAATGCTCATGTTTGGATCGTTCCATATTTTTATAATTCGTTTTCCAAATTCATAAATAAATTGTGCTGCTGTTATTACCCATCCGATTACAGGAATTGCTTTTGTAAAAGGAGTAGCAAGTTTTAATACGCCGAATATCCTACCTAACCAAGCAAATTTCGTTCCTAACTGTGTTATCCACGGACCTATTTTTGCTAAATTAGCAATAATTTTTGTACCAAAAACAAAATCGGACGATTTTGCAATCAACGTGAATATTTTGGTTAACAAATGAAATGGGGCTGCAATTTTAAATCCAATACTAATCAACGGCATTAGGTTTGCTATTATTGCCAATGTAGCATCAATTATCGGCAAAAACGCTTGTCCAAGTTCCATTACAATTTTATTCCAACTATTGGATATTGCAGTAAGTCTTTCTTGATTGGCTCTTTGTTTCACCATCATTTCATAATCCTGACCCCTTGCTTTTGCAACAGCCTCGTTGGCTTTTTGAAGTTTTTCGTAATCTTCCAGCTGTTTCTTTAAAGCATAATTTCCTTCATTTGCTAATCTATTAGCTTCATTTCTTATTTGATTTAACTCTCTGTCAGCCTGAATCATCGACCGCAATTCCTCCACCGTCTTTCCTGTAGCTCTAGCAAACGCTTCAACTTGGAATGGGTCCATATGTTCAAAATCCATTTGCTTAGCCAATCTAAGAATTTCCTTGTTGGATTCGGAAATCTTGCCGTTGTAAGCTAATTGTCGAGCCAGCTGCAGATTAAGAGAACGTCCTAATAATACAGACGCTTCCATTTCTGCTTCCATAGATTCGGTAAAGTTAAGAATTTTTCTTGACGACTCAGACATTTGATTTAATGTGGTTCCCAATCTACGAGCCTCTACAGCCGCTTTAATCATGTCTAACGGCGTCTTAGCAAACATTGTTCTTGTTGTAGCTGAAGCTTTAGCTACGTCATCCATTACTTGAGGCAATGGCACCCCTGCTGCGTTTGCCATAGCTCCAGCAAATCCAACCATTTTTGTCTGAGCTACAGCGGTGGTTTGGTTCATCTGACCCATCGTTTTTAACATTTTAACGGTGGTGTCTTCTGAAATTCCAAACTGAGCAGACATTAACGAAGCTTGTTCAACAATAGCTTTTGTAGAAGAATGTACTGAACCGAGTTCTAAAGCAATTGCTTTTTGAGTCTTGTAAACATGTTCAACAGTTACACCCAATTCAGCGTATTGTTTGTATAAATCTTCAGCTTGCTGACGCAACTGTTGATGAACGTCTCGCATCATGCCCATTTCTTTTCGGGCTTTAAATGCTTCTTCGTCTAATTTTTTAAAAAGATTCCAAATTTGACCGGCGAGAAAAATTGCTATTAACAAAGGACCTTCAAACCTTTGAAGAACTTTTAAAATACCACCAGTCAGTGCAAGATTTTTACCCGTTAAATTAATAACTTTTTGTATTATTCCTTGTAGTTTGGATGTCGTTCCGGTTATCCCCAAAGAGTTGAGAAATGTGCTGTGAGTAAAATTTGCTAAAGTTTCTTGGATCTTTGCAACTTCTCCGGTTGCTATCTCAATTTCTTTAAGAGCTTTCTTTGTTTCGTTTAAATCTTTAATTTCTCGTCTAATGTTCTTTGCTTCATCCTTAAACTTGTTTACCATTGCTGTAGCACCTATTAAGGCAAAATTAGCGGCTTTTTGCAAAGCGTCTTTTTCTTTAACCCTCAAATCTACAACTTCTTTTTGAATAGTTTTATTTGCTGCAGTTATTTTACTGATTCTTAATAAAAGATCTCTTTCCGATTGAATATCACCTATAACTTTTTTTAACGACGATTTAATTCCGTTAACGTTTCCGTTTTGTTTATCCAATAGTTTATTAATTGAACTAAACAAACTTATTTGATCTTTTAATAAATCGTTTTCATCTATTAAAAGTTCTTTCTGTACTTTAATTTTGTTTTGGGGGGTTGCCATAAACAATCGTCTACTCTATAATAAATAGTCGTTTATGGCAAATTTATGGAGATTAAAACTTAAACTTTTCTAACGACTTTACCATCAAACTTTTCTTGTGACTCGTTCAGTTTTTTTTCATCTTCCTTAACACGCATTAAACATTTCATATAGAAATATCTTAAATGCACAGGCAATTCATAAACTTGTGGGATTGAAATGGCCCCCTCAGAATAATAAGCTAAATCAAAACAAGCTTTATGAATTACAGCTCTATCTTCAGGTTGAAGGCCAAAAAAAGGATACCGTCATTGGTATCTCCATCCTCTCTGAGTGACTACAGTTTGGACAATCAAACTGGAATGACATATCCACGTCGGGTATATTCATTCTGATGTGTTTTCGAAGTGCTAACGTGTCTTTTGAAACCAACTCTGTTTCAATAAACTTTCGAACAGCAGCTTTATCATCATCACCGTCAACAGATTGAATAACATACTTCAATCGAGTAGTGACCTCAGAAGATCTTTCTTTGTTGATTTTAGATAAACTTTTAACCTCAGCATCTACCAAATCATCTTCTTTTTGTGTTAGAATTTTATAAGAAATTAATCGGTTTGAATAAGGTAATGTAAAATTAAAACTGTTTTGTCCTCTTGGATATTTATTAAAATCAAAAGGTTTCAACTCGATTTGACTTAAATCGATTACATGTTCGCTTTCTTCTCCACATGATGGACATTTGATTTTCAAAGGACCGTATTGATCGCCGTACGCTAATCTCCTAACTGCTAAAAAAATACCATTCATGTCACATAAAAGAATATCGTCTTGTTTAATTCTTTTATCCACAATTAAAGAATCAAGAAGTCGTTTAAGAACAACACCTTTCTTGATTAAATTCTGTGACGTTAAAATATCCTCTTCTCTAGCCGTCATCATTTTTATTTCAATTTTACCACCTGATAACGGGTGTCCTTGTGGATAAAACCACCCTCCAGACGGAAGATCCACAATTTCAGTAGGATACTTAACCTGTTCTACAAACTGTTGAGGAATATCAACATAAGATTCGTGTGGAGCCTGTTGGTTTGTTGTTGTTTTAGTAGGCAATCTACCTTCTTTTTCTAAAACTTTTTGTACAACATCCGGAATAACGTGTTGACTTTGCGGCCGTGTAATTGGAATTGTGTTTTCGTCCATAACAAATATAAAAAACTATTGTTACTAATATATAGTGACAATTTAAAAATTTAGTCTATTATATTTTAGCACCTTTAAGTCGTTGAATGTCATTGTTAGTGTTTGGAATTACATATTTGTTTATTTGTCCAAGTTTCTGAGATTGAAAGTCTTTTTCTTTTTTAGCCGTCTTCAACTCTTCTTCTTTTTGCTTTAATGCTACTTGTCTCTGATGTTCAGCATCTCTTCTTTGTTTTTCAATTTCACCAGGGGTCAACGTTGGATCGGTCGATAAAGGTGTCGGATTTTCTCCTTGAGGTTTTGTCATTTCGTCTATGATTTCTCTGACAAACGATTTTAACGTTCTTCTTATAATTGGCAACCCAACTGATTCATTCATACGTTCTTTTACAACACTAGCTTCTGCAAACTTTTTCTTTATAAGATCAAACAAAGAAATGTCATACCAACCAAATATTTGTTTAAAAAAAGATTTTTTCTTATCTTCACTCATTGTTTTAGAACCAAACGCTTTTCTAATTGTGTCAGAATTTATGTTTTTGTTTACATATAATAATTCGTCGGGGATTACTAAAATATAAGATTTAGAACTCATCGGTTCCATATTGGATGTCAATCCCCGAAATGGAATGAACCGTCCTGATCGGTCTTGTAAAGCTAATGTAGCATCTTTTTTAGGCATCGCAAAAATGACAACGGTTCTGTCTGTTCCAAATTTTTGAAGAACCTCTCCAGCTGATGTTGGGTCTTTAGACATAACAACTTTATCAATCGGTATTCCATGACGAGTCCAAATCTGTTGTTTATCTTGAAATGTAAGCGGTGAATTTGGAAGATTTATAACATCATTGGTTGTTACAAAGGTGTTGTTTCCTGTGTATTGTTTTAACAACTCATATGTTTTATAGTTTCCAGACGTGGGCGGCTGAAATTTTCCAGGATATATACCAATAATGTTCATAAATAATTATTTTTGTGTCTGTTGATACATTTTTGATGATGTCTGTCTTGACATAACATCTGCAAAAGTCGCTGCCTCGTTTCCTAACTGTTGAACATATGGCAGTTTAAGAATATGAGGAGTTAATTGATTTGCTACTTCCTGTTGACCTCGGTTTATTATATCCCCCCAATAAGGTGCAGATTTTTTAAAAAAAATCAATTCCCACTTTTCATATTCTTGTTTAGCTAAATCAAAACTACTAACTGATTTATTTGAAATTGTATTTACTACTTCCATGACAATTTCTTTTAATAGTTTATTAAACTCTGATTTTTTCATACACACTATAAATATCAAATAAAGATCAAAGAGAGATGTAATTTACACTAACTGCATTCAGTTATAAAACAAATTTCTCCTTGCCAATTTATTATACATGGCAAGGAGAAATTTGAAAGGATAGTATTTTTATTTATGGTTACAATTTTATCAGAAATTATGGTTAGTATTGGAGTACAGCATAATCGTATGAAAGAGTTACTGTAATTCCTAAAGCATCACCACCGTTGGACCAATCAAGAGTTCCTCCGTCAATGTTGATAGGCCAAGCTCCCACAAGCTTCCATTCTTCGACTTTATCACCTACAGGACCAAGGATGTTAATTATTACATCTTTTTTGTAGAAATCCATATAACCATCTCGACCAGTTACTGATTCGTGTGATAGTCTCAACCATTCCATTACAGCTTGTGCAGCTGATGGTACAATCGGATCATACAGTTCTATGGTAATATCTTGCCATGTCGTTTTTCCCTTATAATAACGCTGTAAATTAATGTGGTCTAACGATTTTTTTTCACTCTGAACTTTTGGTCTGTCTGTTTTTTTAATAGTGAAAGCCGGAATGCCATCAATATACATTAAAAAACGATTTTGTGTCTTTGGCTCGAAAGCAGTAAAAAAGACTTCGTTTGGATTTAATAATTCTGCCATATAAAATTCTTTCCTTTAGTAGTTATGTCTAACACATGTATAAATATAAATAGACCTAAGAAAAATCCACAATTCGTAACAAAATAAACATCATCAAAATCAGTGTTGTTTTTTATACACAATTTCAGTGGGGATTCTTTCCAAATAATTTCATTTGTCGATTTTTAGTCTGGTAATATGGTGTAGTTGAATCTCCGGGAACTACAACGTTAACTCCTTGTGATGTAGGATCAAAAGCATCATTAACCGACAATTGTTGGTTTTTTAAATTTTGAATTGTTGTTTTCAACTTTCCTATTACATCCCGCTGTCTTAAAACTTTGAATACGATGTTTTCAGTTGAAAATTCTCCAGCAGATTGAAGCCCCGTTTCCCTCATTTTAGTTAAATCTTCCATGGTTTTTTTAAGCTTAACAACGTCATTTGATTTTATAGCATTGTTAATCTTATTGACCCAGGTTGTATATTTTGATTGAATTAGGTTTTTATCAAGCACTATGTTTTGCGGCATAGCTTCTTTAATCCATTTGTTTTGTGTTAAAGAATAGACACCAGTTGACCGGTTTTCTTCTTGAATATCTTGTATATAAACCTCAACATTATGTCCTTTTATTGAAACATTCTGTTCACCATTCCATTTTTTAGCTAAAGTTTTAGTGAGCAATTTAGCTTCTTCAGTAGTCATTGAAAGGTCGTTGAAATCAATTAGTATATGAAGATCACAATCGGAGGTTGCTGTCCAGTTAAAATTAGCAGATGAACCTAGAAATAAAATGTCACGAATATGGAATTTGAGTTCAATATCATTAACAAAAATTTTGGCTATTTTTAATAAAGCCGACCTAACTTCAGGACGTAATTGTTTGTTTTTATCCCAAAACTTAGGATTTAGATTTTTGTTGTAGATAATTACTTTCATTCATTTATAAATATCAAACGTGATTTAAATAATATTGACAAACCGTTTTTCTAAGCTTATTGTACTAATTGTACAACAAGTACAACAAGTACAACAAGTACAACAAGTACAACAAGTACAACAAGTACAACAAGCACTTCTAATTTCACTTTTTTAAGTACATCAAGCAGCTAATAAGCTTAGTACAGGTTTTTATACAACCACGGAATCGATTTCTTCAAACTCACATTCAGTTTCTTCCCACCCATCCCAATCTCCCCAAGGTTGTCCGTAATTGGGTCCAGCTAAAACATGTTTTATGTTGTTATCGTTGAACTCTACTGTTATTTCTTCTACGTTGTATGTTTTATTTTTCATAAGTTATACTTTTTTATAAATATCAACTCTATGTTACAAAACAAAAAACCCTGTGTAGTTTTACACAGGGTTTTTTCGTGTGAATTTAACTTAACTTATGCTCCGGGAAAACTAGCTCCCGTAGAAAGAATGTTGAAATCGAGGATAATGAATTCAGAAGTTTTAGTTGGTTTGAGATAAACCTGTCCGTAAAGAATATTTCTATCAATCAAATCAGCGGTATTGTTGTTATCATCCATAACAACTTGGAAAGCATACAGACCTGATCTCTGTTGAATGTTTTCAAGATACGGATTAACAATTGATAAAAACTTATTACGAGTAGAAGAAACGTTTTGTTCAAACAACAAATACTTGGCTGTCGAAGCAAAAAACTTTTTAATGTTAATAATCAACCGACGAACCTGAATTCTATCAAGAGCAGAAGATTCGTTTTGAAGAGTTTTTTGACCCCAAACACAAATACCCTGACCCGGGAAAGCAGCTATTGGATTAACTTTACCTTCGTATAAAGTATCACGTTCTTCGTGAGTAGTTCTATCACAAACTTGAACAGCTTGAGCTATACCACCACGGTTCAATCCAGCAGGAGCAAACCATTCAGCTGAAACTTTATCATTGGCTGCGAATACAGCCGGAATAACAGCGGATGGGGGAACGGTTACTATTTTGTTTGTATTAGTATCCAAAATCTTAACCCAAGGATAATAAGCAGCAGCGTAGTTTGTGTCGTATGATTCAGCATATCCAACAACTTCATCAATTTGACCGACCGACCCCTCAACTGCTGGGGTTACATGAAGATCCATGATGTAAAAACAGTCGCCTCTGGATTCACACATGTCAACAACAAGATTGGTTACATATGAGTGGTGCTGATGAACAACGCCAGGAGTTACAATTAAGTTAATATCAAACTCATCAGCATTGCCGAGAGCAGCCAAACATTGTTTATAAGCAATTGAACCTGCCGAATTAATATCCGTGCAATCCAATCCTTGAGTGTTTCCTGGAATAATATCCGACCCAATGTTGATCGGAATTGATGGAGACTGTCCATCAAATCCACCTTGGAATCCAACAACAAATTTACGCATCTTAACCATTGTGGATTCATTAGAACCTACAACAAACGGGACCGATCCGCTATAAGAAGCATTTAAATAAGAACCTGTTGAAGCAGGAGCATCCCATCCCCAATCTGATGTAGTTTGATCCAAAGCAAACACTGTATTCCGTCCTGTGCTGGAATATGCACCAAACGACGGAAGGGGAGCAAAGTATTGTTTATTGTCATCAGCAACACCAGTTCCAACAGAAGAAGTTGGATACAAAGCGGAAAGTTCAGAATCTGCTCCTGTTGGAGCATCGTTGAAAGCTATTCCAGATGGATACTTGCCTGGATCCCTTCCATATAAAGAAGCTCTTGTGTATCTAACCGGAACAACCCACTGACCCATACTGCTGTTAATAGGAGAAGAAAGAGCTTCAAATCCAGCAGGAACAGCAGAAACAGCCCAAGGAACACTAGCCATTTCAATTCTAACATATTTGCTGTTATTTGAATACGTACCGAATTCAATTACCTTACCAGCAAAGTTGATGTAGTTGTATCGATCACCAATTCTTCGAGCAATATAATTTGAAGAATCAGGATCAAGATTCAAGTTTTGGAAAGTTTCAAGTATTACAGGTTTTTTATCGGTGTCTGAATATTTGCGAACAGTTAACGTAAACGAACCCCAATCACTTCCTGCAACTTGTGTAGCAAGTTTAACATTACTAATTTCAACTTTATAAGAAGTATTAGTATTAGTTCCATCAGAAAGAGTGTGAACTCTAAACAAACGATATCTTGTTGGAGCTGTACCGCCATTCCAAGAAGCAACTGCTTGAGAAACAATCCAAGGAGTTGTTGCGTGAGTAATACTAAACTCAGAATCTCCGTTGTTTAAATCCCGGGAATAATCATCAGTAAAATCAAGTGGATCACCAGACCAAAGAGCAGATCCATTTGGAAGATATGAACCGCTAATCCACCATTTATCGTTCTCTAAAGATACCTTAGAAAGCTGGTCTTCAAAAACTTTATATAAATAAGCAGCTTCAATTTTTTGTCCAGCAGCAAGTGTATCTACATCACCAGCGGTTGGATCGTTGCCAAAAACATTTGTAATAAATTTTGGAGAAGAAGGATCAATTGAAAACGCATATGTTCCTATAGCAGTAGAACTATTGGACGATTTCAGATTAATAGCAAAATCTTTAGAAATAGACGAACTCAAAGAATTAGCGTAAATCGACTGACTTAATTGACCGCTAGAAGGACCTTGGTATAAAACTGATCCAGAAAAACCAGGAGCAACTAAATCAGTAATAGTGCCATACTGAGTATCAGTAAGAACAGCTAAAACTCTATAATCTGCTGTTGAAGATGTCCATTGATTCGTACAAACATCCAACGTTGGAGTTCCTGCTGGAACAAATGTTCCGTTATACTGACCAAATGATCCTGTTAAAGAACCAACCATTAATACGCTATAATTCCCACAAGCAGACAATCTGGATGAAGAAAGATATCCGTTAAAAGTTACTTGAGAAAACGGAGAAGCAGCGTTTGTCGACAGTGTTGTAGAAAAAACCGAGGATGAAAATTTACCTGCTGCAATAGCATTTTGTAAGGTTTCATAACCATTAGCTCCTACGGAAACGCCAGATCCCGTCCACCAGTTTGTAACCGTATATAGACCGAAACTTCCTAAACTCACCAACTGACTATAATACAAAGGATTAATAGCGGTTTCAGCTGCAAAAGTAACGTTAGCAGATGCTGACAACGACAATATTGTAGGATACACAGAGGATACTGATCCACTGTTTGTAACCGACAACAAAGATGACGAGGAGACCAACGACCCCGACGATTGGTTTCTGCTATAAGTTCCTTTAATAGCCCAAAGAACAAACGGATAATCTTGCTTATATCCTGTTAAAGCACCTACCCGACACACGGTTACAAGACCACGTTCGGTTAGATATTCTTTTGCTGTATATGGACCATAATAAACACCGTCGGCCACACCAAATTTTTCTTCCAACGTATTAACGTCAGTGACCAGAGTCGGTGTAAATGCTGGTCCTTTTGGAAATGGAGCTACGATTGCACCGCCGATATCGGCAACGCCTTGTGCAATACCTGATAAATCGTTTTCCCGAGTAAAAACACCCGGACTAACAATTCTATCATTCGGACTGAATTTTCCACCTTCTGTGATTGGCATACTTTTATCCTTTCAAATTCTCACTTAGTTTTAACTCTTTCAACACTCACACGGAGAATGTAAGGTATTAAACTGATTATAAATATGGTCTGAAAAATCAAAGATTCAGATATTTATAAACTTTCTAAGTCAGTTTTTTAAGAAGGCGTAAAAGTTCCGTCTTTAATGTTAAGTGATCCTTCCCCGTGTGTTTTCAAAAAAGAATCCATCAATTCAGATTCTTTTTTCTTAAACATACCTACTTTGTTTCTAAGTTCCGTTTCCTTATCTGACATCGATTTTATTAAAACGTCCATTTCCATTTTTTCTAGATAAAGAACACCAAGTTCAAATGTATATTTCTGAATTTCGTCTTTAAGTTCATAAAACTTTTTCAACTCTTCTTGTTCAATTTTAATAGATTCTGCCATAAGTTTAAATAGTATTATCGGTTAATATTTCTTTTTCGTTTTGGTGGTAGTTATATATTTTTTGCCCGTTTTCGTTATACACACATATACCGAACCGTTGAAATCGGTCTAGTTTAAATTTATATGGTTCATTAGATATAAACACATCTTCGTGAATAATTTCATTATGATCGACATCGATGATTTGTATATACAAAATCTGAGGTTTATCTGATTCTGTTGTTAATAACAAACCATTTTCCGTCGATAAAGAAAACGAAACGTTTCCCACACCCGTTTCCTTTGTTAATATGTAATTACTATAAATCGATAAATGATTTTTATCGATTTCATCACAATTAAAATCGAACAATTCCTGTCCAAGATAAAACATTTTTAACTGAAATCCAGTTTTGTAAGTTCCGGATTGTATTATTTTTGAAGAATTAGCATCGATGTTTATAAATTTGTTAAAATCGGAAGAAACAACATTTAACAAAACACGATGGTTGTTTTTGTTATCTACTAATAAATAAAGACGGTCGGTTTTATCAATAAAAGGCAAAACCAATCCGTTAAATCCAAATGTAGGAAAAAGATTCATTTCCAAAAGTATAAAAATTGTATAGATTGAGTTGGTATAATGATGTTGAAAAATTTTGTAAACCCTTTTGATCTAACAAAATCAATAATTTCTTGTTTTTCCTCATCACCTGTATTATAAATTTTAACACTTATTTTGTTTATTACATTGTAAAGTTTTTCTGAAAACGTTTTTAACAAAGGGTTTTCTTTTCCGCTTACGTCTATTTTGAGAAAATCGATTTTTTCAAACAACATCCCTTCAAAAAAATAATCTAAAGTAAACCCGGTTACCAACACATCATCATTAAGTTTGAACTTTGTAAATACTTTGTTAAATAAAACACAATTAAAAATATCATCTACAGGTCTCACGTTAAGCTTTAAAGAAACGAAATGTTTGGGGTTCATTTCCATTGCAATAACTCTAGACGCTCCTTGAACAGCTGCATATCTAGAAAAAATACCTATATGAGCGCCTATGTCTACAACAACGTCGTCTTTTTTAATCTTCATTTCCGGAATATTATTATAAACCTGAAGTTCGAAAATTTCTTTAAAAATGAAATCAATATCCGATCTATAAGATGGTTCTAAAATAACACATTTCGTTGGGGATGTGAAAAACGATTCGGTTTGTAACATATTTCTGCCTATATATACGTAATATGTCATCTAAAAAAATAGTTTTTTGCTTACCAGGCCGAGAGTTTTCAGGGGATTTTTTATCGTGTTGGACCGGAATGATACACCATTGTATTCAAAAAGGACATACAATGTATCTTTCGCAGAAATATACCAGCAATGTTTATTATGTCAGATCCATGTGCTTAGGAGCAGACGTAAGACGAGGAGAATACCAAAAACCGTTTGACGGTAAAATTGATTATGATTATATCATGTGGATTGATTCAGATATCATATTCACCACAGAACATTTTGAAAAATTGCTTTCTAACAACGTCGATGTTTGTGGTGGTGTTTATTTAATGGAAGGTGGAACACAATTTGCTTCTGTAAAAAATTGGGACGAACAGGTTTTTCAAAAAAATGGAACTTTTGATTTTCTCACCCCCGATGATATCAGCAAATCTCCAAAATTAATGGAAGTAGCATATACAGGATTTGGATTTCTTTTGATTAAACGTGGCGTGTTTGAAAGGATAAAATATCCTTGGTTTGGTCCAAAATTCTCCAAAATGGGAGATTGTTATGACTTTGCTAGCGAAGATGTTTCGTTTTGTTTAAGAGCCAAAGAATCTGGTTTTAAAATCCACATAGACCCGACAGTATGGGTTCGTCATGAGAAAAAAGTAAGACTTTAATTATATATTTGAATATAATACAGTCCTGTAGAACCAAAACTTGGTGAATTGAAATAAATACCCCACCACCCTCTAAATGTATATACATTTGATGCGTTAGCATTTGTAATTCCAGAAGCTAAACTTAAATGTGCTGTCGAGGAATTTATTGAATTAATATAAACCTGACCAGTAGTAGATGGTGAAGCGTTTATTCCAATATACCCATCCCCACGAACGTATAGAAAAACCGATCCGGCTTTGTTTACATTTAATGCATACGTGGAACTATCAGAATTGTTTCCTGAATCAATATAAGCACCATATCCAGATCCGTGAGCAAAATATGAAGCTGCGGTGTTGTTATTATTTTTGAATATGCCTACCCAATCGGCTACAGTGGATTCCACATCTAATCTATACGACGGCGTGCTTGTTCCAATACCAACATTTCCACGATTATTAACGGTCATCGCATGAAAAACGTTGGTAAAAGAATTCATGTTGACGTTTATGGATCCAGTTATTCCTGTAAAAAACTGGATTCCTCTCATCGAATTAATTTGAATGTAAGAACCGCTGTTATCTGACGATGCAAATTTATAAACAGTATCTGATATAGTTTTATGAGGAATTAAATTATTTCCTATAATAGTCGAAGCACTGTTATACGTTTCCCCAAACGATCCATATGTTCCGTAAATCAAATTCCCGCCAAAATCCGCAACAGTACCTTGTAATTTAACACTTCCAGAAACAGTTAAACCATCTATAGAAGTCGGGTTTGTTCTAATACCAACGTTACTGTTTGAACCTAAACACAATACACTGTTATATGGAGACGGACTGCCACCAATGTAATCAAAACCCATTCTGTATTCTCCTGCGGAATTGTTAACCAATACCCTCCACTCTCGGGTATTAGTGCCCATTAAAAGAGAAGATGAATTGTTTCCTGAACCACCGGCTGATATGCGTATTGCCCTATCACCACTAACAGTTCCGCCTAAATCCAAACTGAAAAGAGGAGTCGCAGTTCCTATACCAACATTGCTTGTATTTGTTATAACCATCCAAGGCGTGTTATAAACACTTGATCCTGATCCAAAATAGAGATAGTTGAACGTGCCAGCGGAAGCATTTCCATAACCACCAATCATCGCTAAAACTCTGGAACCACTAACCCACCCTAACCCTCTAGCCCAACCACCCCCATATTGACTTTCCCACGACCCAAACAATTCTGGATGGGTAGAAAGTGCATCAGAACTTCCGCTTGCAATTCTCCAAGGTCCACGGAAAGTTAATTCACTGGAAGAATCATTTATTAAACTTGTTCCAGTCAGTGTGTTGCTTGACCATTTAGGATAATAACCGTCGGATTTACCTGTGAAAACAGGATTAGCTCCATCTGCCCAACTTGAACTTAGAGACCTTGAAGACCAACTCGACGAAACCGACCAAACGCTTTGTGAAGCAAAGAAAGAGTTTTGAGACGTTGAAGAAAAACTTGAACTTATGGAACTCGATGACCAAGAAGCCGATACAGCCCAAAAACTTTGTGAAGCAAATAAAGAGTTGGTAGATTTGTGAGCAAAACTTGAAGATAAAGAACTACTTGACCATGACGATGACACTGACCAAACGCTTTGTGAAGCAAAGAAAGAGTTTTGAGATATTAAAGAAAAACTTGAACTTATTGATCCCGAAGCAAACGATGATGATACTGACCAAAACGATTGAGACGCAAATATTGAATTTTGAGATGTTGAAGAAAAACTTGAACTTATGGAACTTGAAACCCAAGAAGCCGATACAGCCCAAAAACTTTGTGAAGCAAACAAAGAGTTGGTGGTTTTGTCGGAATATGACGCTGTTCCTTGTAATGATCCCGATCCAAACCCTGACGCAGAAACGTGTCCAATTACATGAAGTTTAGATTGTGGAATTGTGGTTCCAACGCCAACGTTGCCTGTGTTTGTTATAACCATCCACGGTGCATTGAATATATTTGATCCCGATCCGAAGTAGAGATAGTTAAAAACTCCAGTCGAAGCGTTCCCAAACCCGCCTATCATCGCTAAAACTCTGGAACCACTAACCCACCCTAACCCCTTTGACCAACCTCCGCCATATTGGCTTTCCCACGATCCGAATAACTCTGTATGAGTGGAAAGTGCATCGGAACTTCCACTTGTAATTCTCCAAGGACCTCTTAAGGTCAACTCGTTAGACGACTCGTTTATTAAACTTGTTCCAGTCAGTGTGTTGCTTGACCATCTAGGGTAAAACCCATCAGTTTTTCCAGTGAAAACGGGATTAGCTCCATCTGCCCAACTAGAACTTAGTGACCGTGAAGACCAAGAAGCTGATACAGCCCAAAAAGATTGAGAAGCAAAAAAAGAATTTTGCGATGTTGATGAAAAACTCGACGATATACTAGATGAAGCCCATGAAGCTGATACAGCCCAAAAAGATTGAGAAGCAAACAATGCGTTTTGTGATATTAAAGAAAAACTTGAACTTACGGAACTTGATGCCCATGAAGACGATACGGACCAGAAACTCTGTGAAGCAAACAATGCATTTTGAGCTTTATGAGCAAAACTCGATGTTATAGAACCAGACGCAAGAGAGGCTGACACAGACCAAAAACTCTGAGAAGAGAAAATGGAGTTTTGAGATACATTAATGAAACTTGAAGTTAAAGATTCAATTGATACGCTTGATGTACCATACACATTTTTCCAAGATTTATCAACAGATCCGAGATTGTAAGCATCTCTTACATAGGGTAACAGATTCCCCGATTCATCAATCCAAACTTTTGTAGAACCGGATGTATTAAAATATATGTATCCAGCACCACCTACTCCAACATCCATTGAGTGAGTCGTTCCAATGATTAATATTTTTTTATTGTTATTTGGAGAAAATCCAAAAATTCCATGACCAGAGGCATCCTCTGTTATTTCAAGATATTGAGTCGTTATATCAGACCGTGTTAATTTGAGGAGACTGTTGTTTGCTAAAACGTGCAATTTTGAAGTAGGATCTCCAGTTCCAACACCTACATTAATATTGTTATCATAAATTAAAGAAGCTGATGTAAGTGTATTATTATTCCATTTAGGTAAATAATTTGTTGTTCCCGTCCCTATGTAAAAAGACGAAGTGCGTGCATAACTTGATGTTATAGAACTTGAAGCAAAAGACGACGAGACGGCCCAATTTGACTGGGAAGCATAAAAACTGGTAAAACTCACCGCTCCTCTGTCAGAATAAGATGCTGTTCCTTGTAACGATCCTGACCCAAAACCTGATGCAGACACATGGCCGAACACATGAAGTTTAGCTGTCACAGGATTTGTTGTACCAATTCCAACCAATCCAGTAACAGGAACAAGTTGTAAAACAGAAGACCCACTTGCTTTAATTGCTGTATAAGTTGTTCCACCACTACCAGCTTCAATAATTACAGAATGTGGCGATTCCGTAGATTGTTCTAATCGAAAATTCCCTTCAATCGCAGCATTGTTTATTAAATACACTCCCGGAATTCTAGCAGAAGCATTATCAACAATTAACCCTAAAATAGCCGAATTAGCGGTTTCTTTTACAGTTAATGAATACAAAGGATTGTTTGTTCCAATCCCCACGTTAGTCCCATCATCAAATATATTGCTTGTTCCTGTTAATGTATTACTTGACCATTTCGGAATATAATTGTCGGTTTTGCCTGTAAAAATTGGGACAGCACTTTCTACATAAGACGCTGTAACCGAACTGCTTGCAAAACTTGATGATGTAGACCAAAATGAACGAGAAGCATAAATTACAGAAATGTTATATGCTGGTTGAGAAAGATTTATAGACGAATTAGCTAAACTGGCTGATGTAGAACTGCTTGCATATGAAGAGGATACCGAAAATGTAGATTGCCTTGAACTTGAAGCCCACGAAGCAGAGATTGCTAAATAAGCAGTTCCGTCTAAATCCCCTTTAAATTTTGACGCAGTTATAGCAGATGCGGTAATAATGCCTGATACATGAAACAACTCCAATGGGCTTTCGGTACCAATACCGATATTTCCTACATTATTGCTTATAAATGGAATATTTACATCTGCCATAAAATCCTATAAGTATAAATATTTGACCGACTCTTATTTACGTGATTGAATTAAATAACCCTCTTACTTCATAAATCATGTTGGAAGTCATGTCGTTTGTACCTTCCAATATCATTTGAATAGTTAAATTTCTTGGATGAACACCAATTGGGTCGAGAATTTTACTCAAAACTTTATGCCCGTTAAAATTGTTATTTTCTTGTTTTAAAATAGCACCCGGAGTTTTTGTTGGAGAAGAAGAATCGGTTTGTAAGAAATATTCACCGTTATATCCAATAGCACCATGACCACTCCAATTACCATGTAATGTTATTTTAACCCAAACTGAATCATGATCGTCCATATTAACCGTCAAAACATCAGTATATGAAGATGTTGTTAGTGATACAGATTTTGTTCCGAACTTAATAAACCCATCTGCAATCGTAGAGTTATAAGAATAACTTGAGGTGACTGCGTGAGATGAAGTTATTGCGTAAGACGAAGTTGTAGTTCTGATTGAATAACTAGAACTAATGCTTGATGAAGCCCAACTTGCGGACACTGCCCAAAAACTTTGTGAAGCAAACATTCCTGTTTGCGATTTATTAGAATAACTAGAACTAATGCTTGATGAAGCCCAACTTGCGGACACTGCCCAAAAACTTTGTGAAGCAAACAAAGAATTAGCAGATTTATTTGAATATGATGATGTTCCTTGTAATGATCCCGAACCAAACCCCGATGCAGAAACGTGTCCAATTACATGAAGTTTAGATTGTGGTGTAACGGTTCCTATACCAACATCACCGTCATTAGTAATAACCATCCATGGTGTGTTAAAAACGTCTGAACCTGACCCAAAATAGAGATAGTTAAACGTTCCGTCAGAGTTGTTACCGTAACCACCAATCATCGCTAAAACTCTGGAACCGCTAACCCACCCTAATCCACGAGCCCATCCGCCGCCATATCGACCTTCCCAAGATCCAAACAATTCCGGGTGAGTGGAAAGACCATCAGAACTTCCGCTTGTAATTCTCCAAGGTCCACGGAAAGTTAATTCGTTTGAATCATCACTTGTTAAACTTGTTCCTGTTAATATATTACTAGACCACTTAGGATAGTAATTATCAGTTTTTCCAGTGAAAATAGGATTAGCTCCATCTGCCCAACTTGAACTTAGTGATCTTGAAGCCCATGAAGAGGATACAGCCCAAACGCTTTGTGAAGCAAACAATGCATTTTGAGCTTTATGAGTGTAACTTGAACTAAGCGAACTTGAAGCCCATGAGGCTGAACTTACATAAGTTAAAGATTCTGTAACGTTATAATAAGTGTATGAGAAGTAACTTCCTGATAAGCAGTAGGATGCTGAAACTGATCGTTCTGATGTATCTGAATATGAAGAAGAAAAACTTCTTGAAGACCAACTCGACGAAATAGACCAAGCTGATTGGGAAGAGAAAAATGAGTTTTGAGCTATATGAGCATAACTTGCTGTTATAGAAGTTAAACTTGCAGATGCCCAACTTGCAGACACAGCCCAAAAGCTCTGTGAAGCAAACAATGCATTTTGAGCTTTGTGTGCATAACTCGATGACAAAGATCTTGATGCCCAAGAGGCTGAAATAGCCCAAATCGACTGAGATGCAAAGAACGAGTTAAAAGAATTTTCTGACCAAGAAGAGGTTCCAATAACATTGGAAATAACAGTCCCACTTACATAACTTGATGTAAAAGCATTTCTGGACCAAGAAGAAGTCCCTGTTAAATCAATAGGCAATCCATCTATTGCAAATATTGTTTTAGATCCAGTGGAAAAAACCAGATCGCCAGAACTTGATATTCTATACGCTTCTTTAACACCATCAGATCCAATCGATCTAACATAAAATTGTAGACTTGTGTTTGAATTGGATTCAGAAACGTCAGATTCAGCGTAAGCTTTGAATCCAGCTAATGGTTGGTAGCTTATACCATCGTGTCCCCAAAATCCTATTTGACCAATAAAAGATCCAGATTTTAATTGAATTGGAGAATTAAGAGTGCCATCAGATGCATAAAAGTTTATAACAGGACCAGATGGGTCGTCAGGACCAAACAATCTTATTCTTAAATTGTTATCGCTAGCAAAATCTACAGAAGATGAAATGACAGTATAATACGCATCTGTATAAATGTTACTAATCGATGAAAGTCTATTGTTATTCCAATATGGAACGAAATTATTTGTACCCTCTCCAATATAAGAGGATGTCAAAGAACCCGAAGCAAATGAAGAAGAAATAGACCAACCCGATTGAGAAGCAAACAGTGAATTTTGAGCCTTATGAGCATAACTTGCTGTTATAGAAGTTAAACTTGCAGATGACCAACTTGATGAAACTGACCAAAAACTCTGTGAAGCAAACAAAGCATTTTGAGCCAAGTTTGAATAACTTGAAGATAAAGAACTTGAAGCCCAAGAGGCAGATACAGCCCATTGTGATTGTGATGTAAACGTTTGTTGATTTTGGAAAGGAGACCAACTTGCAGATATAGCCCAACTTGATGTTCCTATTATATCACCGATTAAAACGCCGCCGCTTACATAACTTGCTGTTATAGAGTTTAACGAACGAGAAGCCCACGACGCTGAAACCGACCAAAAACTTTGAGAAGCAAAAAAAGAATTTTGGGCTAAGTTTGCATAACTTGAACTTATCGAGCTTGACGCATATGACGCTGATACCGACCAAAAACTTTGAGAAGCAAAAAAGGAATTTTGTGTTAAACTTGCATAACTTGCGGATAATGACCTTGAAGCCCAAGAAGCTGATACAGCCCAAAAACTTTGTGAAGCAAACAAAGCATTTTGAGCCAAGTTTGAATAACTTGAACTTAAAGAACTTGAAGCCCAGCTTGCTGAACTTACATAAGTTAAAGATTCTGTAACATTGTAATAGATGTATGAAAAATAACTTCCTGATAAGCAGTAAGAAGCTGAATCGGCTTGTTTAGCATAACTTGAACTAATAGAATTAGTTGCCCAACTAGAAGTTTTAGATAGATCAGAGAAACTTGAACTGACACTTGACGATGCCCACGAAGCTGATAAAGAGTGAACGCCAAATTCTGAAAAATAAGAATAACTAGATGTTCGAGAAAATTCTGAAAAATAAGAATAACTAGATGTTTCTACAGATGTATTTCGTCCTCCTGAAATATAACTGGAGGTTAATGAGTTTAATGAAAAACTTGAACTAATGGAACTCGATGCCCAAGAAGCAGATACAGCCCAAACCGATTGAGAAGCAAACAGTGAATTTTGAGCTTTATGAGCATAACTTGAACTAATGGAACTCGATGCCCAAGAAGCAGATACAGCCCAGAAACTTTGAGAAGCAAAGAACGAATTTTGAGATTTGTGAGAAAAACTTGATGTAATTGAATCTAAACTTGATGATGCCCAAGAAGCTGAAACAGCCCAAGTTGATTGAGAAGCAAACAATGAATTTTGGCCTATATTTGCATAACTTGCAGATACAGAAGTTAAGCTTGATGATGCCCAACTTGCGGATACAGCCCAAAAACTTTGAGAAGCAAATATTGAGTTTTGGGCTTTATGAGCAAAACTCGAACTTGTGCTTAAAGAAGATGATAATGAATTTTGAGCCAAGTTTGAATAACTAGAACTTATACTCGACGATGCCCACGAAGCTGATATAGCCCAAAAACTTTGTGAAGCGAACATTGAGTTTTGGGCTTTATGAGCAAAACTTGAAGTAACACTTGCAGATGACCAACTTGCAGATATAGATGTTAAAGAAAACAGAGAATAACTAGAACTGACACTGGAAGTAGACCAAGAAGACGTTCCTGCCGTATCAGATGCTGGTGCCCAACTTGCGGATATAGCACGACTTGATGTTCCATAAAAATTCGAAGTAGAAGAACTTACCCAAGACTTAAAACTTTGAGTTGTTACAAACCCCAGAGAATTAATTCCGTCTAAAAAGTCGGAAGTCAAAGCATAACTTGCTGACAATCCATTAAAAGAATAATCAGAGACAGATGAACTAAGCGAACTTGAAGCCCATGAGGCTGAAGTTACATAAGTTAAAGATTGCGTTACATTATAATAGATATATGAGAAGTAACTTCCTGATAAGCAGTAAGAAGCTGAATCGGCTTGTTTAGCATAACTTGCTGACGTAGCAGTAAGGGCGTCGCCAGCTAATACTGCAAAATCCGATGTAGCAGAATTGTCTGAAATAATAGCGTGACTAGCAGAAGTAGCAAATGAAGCACTTCCAAAAGAAACGCCGTCAACATAACTGGCCGTTAATGCGTAACTAGCAGATCCATAAATAAAATCGGTTACGGTTAGAGATCCCGTTATTATAACTGTCCCAGATATATCAAGTGTAGCGTTGATATATGGTTCATCATCTGTTTTTCCTATTCCTATCCCATTTGCAGTATCTTTAAACCAAGTGTCAGTATAGGTAGTTCTGTAAGACAGCGGATTGTTTGGATCAGGTTCGTATTTAACCAAACGGTTTGGATAACCGACTGTTACAGTATCTACAGAATAAAGAGGTTCGCCAGGTAATAACTCCCTTGTATAAGACTGTACAGACGCTTTTGTAGTACCACCTGCTTTTAAAACATCAGAAATCAACGCCGCAGTTAATACACCGTTTTTATCCAAATAGAAAAGTGCATTGGATCCGGATATATTAACTTGTTCATATTGAGTGTTATTTGAATCTCTTTGAAGAAAAACAACATCCAATTTATTTACCTTAAAATTCATTATTGATTACTCATAAATAAATATAGGAGTGGCATGAAAATAAAAAGACCGACAGAAGATTGTCGGTCTTTATTTTAAAAAAGAAAAAACGATCAAATTGTTTGAATTGATCCAGGAATTAGCGGGTCAATTGTAGATTTGACTGAGTTGGGTGGAACAGAACTCGATTGTAATCTTCTTGATAATTCTTGATTAATAGCCCTTAAATTGTTTTGTGCAACTTCTATTTGAGCCAATTGATCGTAAGCTAATGCTTTTAGTTCTACTGTTTGAAATTCTGATAATTGTCTATCCATATGTATGTAACTTTTGTTATTAATATATAGTGTTATTGAACAAAATCCGTCAAAATGCTGGTTAATATATCTACAAAATTCTTTACATCGTATATTTTTGCTCGATTTGCTGATTTTTTGCCTAATGAAACTATTTCATCCGGATTGTTATAACACCATCTCAGTTTTTCGATCATATCACTTTCATCAAATTTAGACCAAAATCCGTTTGAATATCCCCACGACCATTCAGACGGAACCTCTGCGTATTTTAAAGTTAATCCAACAGTGTTGTCAAAAAATTCTTTAAGTCCTGAATAATATACTGCAATAATCGGTCTACCACATGCCATAGACTCATGTTGCATTAAACCCCACCCCTCAGATGTAGCCCCCGATACAAAAACATCTATATTATGATACCAGTCTGAAAGTTCAGGTTTAGTTAATTTTTTAGTTAAAATTTCTACTCTGTCATCAGAAAACCTTGTTAGTCTGTTTACATCCTGTCTATCTATTTTTACTTTCAGTTTTACATCCTTAACAGATGCAGGAAAAGCTTTGCAAAAACACCGAATTACCTCGTTTAACCTTTTTCGGGGATCTGCATTAGAAGACCCAAATGTAAAAAATCCACTATCAATGTGTTCTTTATATCTGAAAACTGACGTGTCAACAAAAAGCGGGCATTTTTTTATTGGAACAATAACACCATCAACCTCAAAGTTTTCTTTGTTCCACGAATTAGGTACTATTATTAGTTTACCGCTGTTCAATAAATCAACCACGTTCATAGAAAGTTGAGTAGATTCCCACATTGTAAAAAAAATTCTTCTGCCTATTTTTGGAACTCTAAACATGGAGTTGTAATCGTTAACATCCGATTGAATGGGCAAAATACAAAGTTCTGTATTCTTTACAACCTCTTTGGAAAGGGGTCGGCATAAATGTTTAATTGACGAGTTTGTTATCTCACCGTTTGTGGAAATAGGAAAAACATCAAACCGTTTAGATAATTCTAAACAAATGGTTTCTATCAACGTTTCATATCCTGAACGGATTGAAAATGGGGCCCGTATAACCAAAGAATTCATTTTACAGGAGGTACAAACTCGCTCCCTACTATAAATTTTTTCTCTAACAAGTTAAGTATAGCAGATTCAATTTTAGGTTTTAAATCTGAATATGCTATTGTACAAATTTCATTTTCCGATTTTCCATCACCCGATTTAAAATCAACATGGGTTTCTAAATATTGTTCCCGTTGGTTTATATCGCATACAAGTTTGAAACCGACTATATAATAAGAAGGTTTTGTTGAATCGTTTAATTCAAATCTTTGTATAATAAATCTGACCAAATTTGAAAAAGATTCTTTCATGTCAATAGCCTCTTTTTCTAGATTGTTTTTTGTAACTGGTTTCTTATTCATATAGAAAATTATTCATTGGTGTTATTTATAAAACACACAGGAGGATCAGGCGGTTCAGTGCCTTTTTTTAAGTTGTGGTAATATTGACTCCTCCATTTGTCCTGTAAACTCATGTTTTGGGTAGGTCCCCACTCGGAAGAAACAACCTCAGCTCCAACAAGAATTTTTTTAGGTGTAAACGATTTTTCTGTAGTAGATTTAAAACCTTCCAGCCCTGGTGCAAATAATTCTGGAAGAAGATATCCACGCAATATTAAATCAAATTCGGTCTTTACCATTCGATCCGCATCAGCAGCAACTTCGGTTGTATGAGTGTAAGAATTTACAAAAGTTCTAAACCTAAACCCCCGTTCTTTGCCCCAGTAATCATTAGTTTCAAAATTTATTCTCTCTATTAAAGAATTATTTTGTTCAATAGATTCTGTCCATAATACGAACTTATAATTGAAATTCATGTAGTCAGGCATGATGACATTATAAACTTCATTTGTTGGAACGCTTTCCCCCATCAATGTAGAAAACCTAGTATATTGGTTTTTTGCCGAATAACTTTTCATCACAGAATATCTTAAATATTTATTAAACATCGGCATAGTCTGATCAGCTTCTGAACTCTGTCTATAAAAAATTAAAGCGGGAAGAATGATTTTTCCGTTATTATCTCTCATAAAACCGTCTTGCCTAACAGATTTCCACTTCTCAGGAGAAGCATAAAAAATAGGAACGTTAATAGAATTACCGGTTTCAATAACAGATAGTTGCATGTTATGCAAATGTTGAAAAACCGTCTCATCAACATCTTTAATTGTTATAGCCCAGTTTTTCTGAGAATCTACATCCCGTCTAATATGTGTAGCTCGGTTTTGATTTTCTCTACCAACAGAATCAAGAAGATCAACCGGTTTACGGAATGGAACTTTATTATTTGGATCTCCAGCCCAGTTTTTTCTCGCAGGAAAATCAACCCACACAAATTCATCAATCCAATATTGCGTGTCATCCCAAATACCGATGCTAGGAAGTTGTGTATCCATAATTTTAGTTTGTTCTTAATTCATTGACTGACATTGAGTTAACCGGCAATTGATCGGCTACAAAAGGAAGTGTAATATCCCCATAAAAATTGTATCCTAAATGCCAATACCCCCACGCTGTAGTACTAGTATCAATTATATCTCCGGTGTATTTATCGGATGTTTTAGAAAACCACGTTGGACCGGGAGATGACCATAAAGAAACAAGAAAATAAGGTTCCATTTGTCTTCCCGGGGCCAATCTTCTAAATGGAGGATTATATCCTCTATAAATTTCCATGGCATAAGATCGATATCTAAACTCAATCAATCCTCTTGTTGGTACACACGACCCATCATATAAATTTTGGAGTTGGGTCGCATCGTCCCAGTTATCATAATAAAATCTTACATTTCCTCCGGGTATCGGTGAAGAACTTCCGGTCCAAGTGACCGATCTATTAATATTAGTCACATAACGAAAATCAAACGACGGGGAAGAATAGTTCCACAATCCTCCTGTCATAATAGCTGTAGCTGAAGTGGTCCATCGTCCGGTTCTATACGCTATATTATTTGTAAAATAAGCTCTTAAAGCAATTCCTTCGTCAACCGCCGGACAAACCTGTAGCCCGTTTAAACATCCGCCAGAAAAAACTCCGGAATCAGACATATAAGGTAAATTAGACAAATCAATTCTTCCAACCCAACGAAGTTTTGTTCCCGTGATTTGGTCTGGCCTCCCATCGCCGGGAATATTCTGATTCATTGGATATCCCGACGGCGTATATCCGCTCATTGGCCACGTTGCCGTATCTACAAACGTAAAATTACTAATACCCAACCACGCATCGGACGCAAAACATCGATTTTCATGTCCGTCCGGATTCCACGATCCGCCAACCATATACGGTAATCTACCTATTATCAATACTGCTTTCGGATTAAAATAAGCAATATCATTACTCATTTTGTTTAACAAATTCCAATCATTGGTAACCCAATTCCCAACCCACCTTGGATGGGTTCGGATAATTACTTCAGAGAAATTAGTTTGAGATTTAACTAATCTTAACCAAGCAGGAAATTCAGTTTTTAAATTTTCTTGAGCTGTAGGTTCCGTTAAAATCAATAAACGTTCCGTTGTAGCAGAATAACCACTTAAACAAATCCCTAAAACTAATGAAAAGAGTAATATAATATTTTTCATATTTTTAATAACCGTTAGGATACCTCAACCCCATTTGATTAATAAACATTAAAATTTTGTTAGTGCTAACTGCTCCGGTACAATATACCAATGATCCCGCAGACAATAATTGACTTGCGGCGGCCGAGGGGACGTTAGTACCAGTTATAGTATCATTCCAAGCAGAAATGTTATTAGTATATAAATTGGCAATAGCTGTATCATTGGTCCCCGTGATAATTAATCTATACCAAATATTGGTTTCTACGGTATATGGAGTCGTGCCCAATGTTTTTACTGATCCCGCACTTGCATGGAAATATGCGGTATTGTTTGTAATTGATAATTGCAATGCATCAACTGAAGCATTTGTTGAAGATCCATCCATGTATCCAACTCTGGCCTCAACCGCATTTGTTTCCGTCAATAAAAACTCACAGTCAAAAAGATATGTATTTGTCAAGGCCGTCGCAGATGATGCTCCCCCCAATCTCAATGCGTTTCCTGACCATTGGTTGAAAGCAGCAGACGATACTTGCCATAGCCCCATTCTTCCCATAAATGTCGCCGTAGCTCCGCTAGATCCACTATTAACTGATGACGATGTAAACGGTACTGGAGTGGTGCCAGATCCCAAAAAAGATGTATATGCTACTTCTTCTGAATGCATAATATCTAACAACGACTTATTAACCCATTTTGTTCCGTTGTATTGTAAAATTTGTCCTGCATATGGATTTGATATAACAACGTCTGTCAACGCTGATAACGCACCATTGGTTCCGCCGAGTGTGCTTTCCTTAACAATTCTACCAGTTCCAACTACATTTGTTATAGAAAGATTACCAGTGGCGACCTGTAAATCAGCAGAATCAACAGATGAAACGAACGTACCTACAATTAAAGCTTCAATTTTTTCTGCGACGGCCCTAGCCGTAAGATACAGATTTGAATTTGCATTGTTTGTCATTGCCGGATCATATGCAACATATGGCCCAAATAAATTTCCTCCCATTGTATCTCCCGATTTAGCCACTCCACCAACTGTACTTAATGCTGCCGCCGCATTTAATGAGTTTAATAATGTTCTACCGGTTGCGGTCGATGCTAAATTTGTTATGTTGCTCCCGTCATAATAAAACAAATTACCACTAGAAAGCGGAATTGTTGCAATCATTTGGAGACTGTAATTTTGAATTTGAATATCTAGTCCCGGACGGAGCATTAGTGCAATTTGAGCAGTTTCTGGATTAGTTCCACCCGTTCCACCATAAGGCTGCGTGATCGGATCGGATGGAACTAAAGCATCTACATTTAAAATGTTAACACCGGATATATCATTTGAGGAATTAATTGTAATTCCGCTATACCGCACTTTATTTCCGTTAATTCCATCCCATACAACAATACTATTATTTAACGGCGATCCCGTACCAACAATAGTTTTATATACAGTGGCGCCTAAAGTTAAAAACAGTATGGACGCTAATACCACTCCAAGCGAAAAAGAGTATTTTTGTGTTTTCATTGATTATAAATAGAAGATTGTATTCGAATAAATTGTTTATGGATTTATAATTAATCTCCCAACATTAACATTAATAGCATTTATTCTATTTCCATTAAAAGTTTCATATGCACCGATATTCCACGGAACAATACGAGTTGTTCCTGTGAAATCGGTTGTAAAATAAGCAGATAAATCTGTTCCGCTGTTTATTACAGGACTACCGGCTTGCGGTATAAAATTATTTAATAATGGATTTCCATTAATACCGTGATCTTCATATGCGGTTGCAGATGCAAAATCACCGACTGTATTATAATAAGACGCTGCAATTCTAGCGTCATAACTATTTCCATAATATAAATTGTAATCAATTGCTGCAATGTCGGATGAATTCACAAAGTATAAAGCAATTCCATTACTTACAACGCCGGTAATTATATTATTTTTGACCGTGACTCCGCCGGTTGCTTGTGAAGCGTCATACGAACAATAAATGCCAGAGTTAACAGCTCTAATCAATGTATTATTTGCTATTAAAATATTACTGCCTGAAAAAAGGCCAATTTGTTTAGTAGTAATAGTATCTAAATTTATTCCAGATACCGTTCCGGTTTCTTGATACAAAATATTATTGGCTATTAATAAATTTGTAACCCAATATCCAGTAAAAATATTTTGAGGATGGCTATAGATAGTATTATTCAAAATCTGAACGTTTTGACATCCCCTCTGACTGTCAATGGTACTATCAATTAATTGAATTCCGTCCGGATGAGTTGAAAGCCAATTTGTATCAAAATTTCTAAAAATTTGATTACTTGATATTGTAATATATTTACCGTGAATATCTAAACCGTCGAATGTGTTACTACATATTATATTTGAAAGTACACGAACACCATCAGTATAACTGGTTCCGGTTGCAGAATTAATGTTTACACCCGTTGCACAGCCAGCTATTAAATTACTTCTAATTAATATATTTCCGCCGTTTCGGGTATATATGCCCGAAGCAGAATTTGTGGCGTTTGTAATAGTACAATTTTCAACAGTTAATCCGGAATATCCATAAGAATGAACTCCTCCCGCATTTGCATTCGTCCAGTTTCCTATTGACATATTTCTAACAGTTACATTATTGGCGCCAATTATTATTCGACCGACAATTGATGGCGTATTGCCAGATGCTGATTGAATTACTACACCGTCGTCTGAAACTGTAGAATTTTCAGTATAAACGCCGTCATACACATTAATTACATCGTTTGTTCCGGCGGCGGCAAGTGCGGATGAAATCGTAGAATACGCCTTTCCAACTCCAACTTCTAAAACAGTACCTTGATATTCATATGCTCCAATATCCCACGGCGAAACTCTAGTTCTGCCGATATAATCGTCTGTAAATCCAATTCCAGTATCTGCATGATTAACTGCCGGACTACTACTTAAAATTTGTAAATTCTCAGGACTGGAATAAAAATGTGGGTTTCCACCATTTATTCCATTTGATTCTGTAAACCCAGAAATTGTTGGCCACGATGGAGCCCATCCCGTCGCAAAATTGTTTCCAGTTGAAATTCCAATGTTTGTAGAGGGCATTGCATAAAATCCGGGACTGTTTGAATTATATCCACATTGAGCAAAAATATTATTTGAAATAACTGTTCCGGAACTATGAAACCCCGATTGATTGAATAATACCAATGCGGTAGTTAAAGTTCCAGAATTTGTATTGGGAGCTTTATAAAATGTATTATTTATCCATACATTCGAAGGTATTCCAGAGTTAGCACTGTATTTTAAATTAGAAAATATATTATTTCTGAATATCCATCCTCCAAATTCATTCGTTGATCCGCCGTCTTCTAAATTACACCCTTGGGCGTCGGAATTAATGATTAAATTTCGCTCTATTAAATTCGATTTGGAATGGTCTCCCGTTGCGGCTTTCCACGTTTGAATAAAATCTATATGATTTCCTCCAAAATCGTAAAAATTTGTCACCACGTTTCCAACAATTCTATTTGTTGATCCCCAAATAACAATTGCGTCATGAGGAAGATGATCAAATCTATTTGATGATATAAGACTGTTGTTACAACACAATTGTAATCCGAAATTTATTAAATTCGTAAATATGTTTTCGCTGATTGTAAGATTTGTGACCCACCATTCGGGGGTCGGCCGAACTCCTCCAAAATCCTTGGCAGACATAATTCCGGCCCCAATACCATTTGTAGTATCTCGAAAAGTATTCCTTCTAATTGTCACGTTATTATTGGTCGTATGGATTTGTCCATAAAACGTACTTGAGGTTGTGAGATCAAATCCCTCGACAATAACCCATTCTCTTGCAATATTGAATTTTTCTGTTCGAGGAAGTCCTACTCCTGAAAAGGTGACTGGAGCCCCAGAAATTCCAGATGAAGTAATTGTTACGGTTTCATCATAATTTCCTGATTGTACATAAACAATATCACCAGCGGATAACGATGTTGCTGCTTTGGCAATTGTCCGCCAAGCCCCGCCAGATGTATTTGAGGTTCCCGCATTACTATTATTTCCATCTGTACGCACATAATATATTGTTGAAACGGATTCATATGCCCCTATATCCCATGGAACAGTACGAGTCGTTCCCGTGAAATCGGTTGTAAAATATGCAGATAAATCTAATCCACCATTCCGAGCATATCCATTAGAAATTAAGGTTAAATTTCCAGTTGTCGGAGAAGTGAAAGTTGTGCTTGACCCATCGATTTGCCCGGGAGTCCCGCTTGGGATTCCCGAGCCAGAATTTCCATAATATGCATTGTTACTGCTTACAACTCCTTCATTTGCAGCGGAGAAGTACCCCGATTCAAAAATGTTATTATACAACTGATTTCCAGTTGCTCCAACGGTTGTTAATGCTATTCTTGAAATTGTTCCCGTATTAGTTGAATTACCAATACCATAAAATGAATTATTCCATATAAAAATATTAGAACAGGCATTGGCTGCGTCATGTGACCAAATGACTCCCGGCGATAATACTCTATACGTATTATTATCAGTTATAATAAAAATATTATTATAAATTCGACTTTCGGAATGTATTGACCCCGCACCTCCTAGATAACCGATCATTGCAGATCCGATTATATTTTTAAAAAGTGACCCCGAGATATTTAGATATTTATCTTCTGTCGCATATGATATTTGTAATCCCTGTCCATGAATATCTGGATCTAAACACCCTCCTGTTTCACTAATAACATTATTTTGGAAATTCATTCCGTAATCTTCCCATGATGTTCCTACCACGCCGCCCAACGTCACTCCGTTTCTGGTTACGTTGTGAACCCAATTCGAAGAGAATAATAATCCTTTTTGAGCAGTTACGGCATTGTTCCACACAAGACCATCCAATGCATTTGATGATGCGGAGAACCCCGATCCTTCCAATTCAGTATTCAAAATTTTATAATTTGAAGTACTCGATTCTAATGTTATAATGGCCCCATTAAAGTTAGTCACTGCAATTTTAAATCCATGACCATTGGTATTACTACCGGTTATTCCATTAAATTCAATATAACCATCATCAATAAACAGTGGTTTGGTTATTGATACTAAATTCGTATATGAATTATCCCACCCGGCATCTCCTGAATTATCTGAGAGATTGGCTTTGACTACTCTTATCCATTGAGTTCCAGATAATGCTTTTGCTATTATAATTGATTCGTTATATGTTCCTCCTGCAACATAATACGTGTCACCTCTTGTCCACGTTACACTCGAAAAATTTGTCCATGCGTTTGCCCACGATGCACCTGTATTAGTTCCTGAAGTTGCTCCCACACGAATATAATGAGATGCTGCCAAAACACTATACGACACGAATAATAAAAAGAATAATAGGATGTTAGTTTTTTTCATGGTATTGTAGCATCTGCCAACGTTCCATTAACAGTGAAATTCCCACCTGTTCCTGAATTTACTCCAAATGAGGAATATGGATTTTTAAAATAAATTCCGGGTTGAACGCCGGTTGGGGCTGATCCATTGGAACCTAAATTAGCGGGTTTAGCTCCAGTAGTTCTAAATTTTTCAACATTTGCAGACGAAAACGCTCCTAAACTTTGTCCGGGTGCGAAATAAATTTCTGATACATCAGCATTTAAACCAGACGCATCCATTGAGCAATACCATCCTGTAAATGTATAATCACATGTGACATCGTTTCTAGTATTTATTGTCGTGCCTTGCGTACCATCAATTGCTATCCAACAATTGGTATTATTAGAAGTATCCCATGACATTAATACATGATGCCAATTACCGTCCGCCGTTAAAGTAGCAGTAGATGTCATCTGAAGTGCTAACGTTGTGGCGTCACCATTATAAGTGACTATTCTAAAAGTGTTTGCCGAAGTTCTAACAATTAGAAAATCTAAATTGGCTTTAGCCAAAACTCTCATGTTTGTTCCGTCGCCGGAATTACACTTGATCCACATTGAGAAAATTCCTAATTTCGAATCCGTAAATCCGGGATCAGTTGATTTTAATAAATAATCCGGAGTAGTAGTTTCAAATGTTGTGGCATAATAATTAGTCGTTTTATAGGCTACCCACGATCCGCCCCAAGTTGCGTTTGCATTCCACGAACCTCCGGGATTTTTTGCTCCCGACGACGTTTGAGTTTTTTGCAAATACCAACTTTCATTGGGGGCGGTCCATTCATGTGAACTTCCAATTGCATCAAACGAAGATCCAGCATATGTGGAAGTTGTAACTCCTGTAGATTCAAGTATTCCTACAATTTGAGTGTTGGATGCGGTAGTTTCCGCCGAAACTGTAACAGAAGTTCCATATGTAGCATTGCTCGCATATGAGTCAACCATATTAGTCGCAAAGATTCCGTTTAAATATAATAAAATCCATGTTCTATAAGATGTGTTTGACTCACTAAACGTGACTGTTATTGTATCTCCGGGGACAAGGGCTGCTATAATATCTGATGAAATATAAGTATGGCGATGATTAGTAGTATGAAGAAACGAAAAGTCAACTGTCCAAGTATTTCCTTTGGAATCTGCTACAGATGCAACGGTTGCAGTCCCTAAATAATGTTGAAACATAAGAACTGCACGTTTTCCAACCGATATCGTTCCAGATAACGTTATAACTTCTGTCGTTGTAGTAAAACTTGTAATTGCTCCTCTTTGAATTTCTTCTCCGAATGTTGATGTTGTTGAGACATTTTCGGATATTGTTCTCGACAAAAAACCTCCGTCAGAAAGTGTCAATGGTTGTCCATATGAAATATTCGACGCTAATGTCGGGATTAACAATGCTCCTGATTTAACAAATTTTCGGCGGTTGATATTCATTAATATACTGTTCCCATAGTAGCTATAACATTTGTAGGATTTGATCCATATGCGTAAAAACTCACAGGTAATATTTTCCCTGTTGTAAGTGTTACTGAATTGGTATTTCGGTTTGGAAACACTGTCGAAAGAGAAACAGTAACTGTTGCATTGGTCCCTGCAAACACTAAAATAGTTGTTCCTTTACCTGCGGCTAAATTAGTAGCATGTAAAAATCCCACTGTAACAAAACTCGTAGTCAAAGCCGCATTAATTGTTTGATATGAACTAATTGTGGGATCTACTACGAAATTTGTTACACTAGAATGTGCAGATAAAACTGTCTGTTCAAAGGTAACCGAATCATTTAATGTCGGATTGGATAATACAGGAGTATTTGATCGTACCAACGCTCCAGTTCCAGTTTCGGCAATATCATATGTCAGCTTATAATCTGCTCCAAACATAGCGACTCGATTAGCAGTAGAGTTAGTTACATAACTTGATGGAATTGGATTAGATAAACTTAAACTTGATATATTCAACTCACTATACGTTGCTGAAAGAAATACGGCATTACCATTCGTATCAATGCTCCACGTTCCATTTCCCAACGTTCCATTATCTAAAATAGTAATACTACTGTTTTGTGCTTTTTCACCACGGATTCCATCCCATCGTAAAATAGCATTATCGGCTGAAGAAGTGGGTCCGGTTATTTGTTTATAATAAGTGGCCCCAATTGCAAAAAATATTAATGCACAAAGGAAAAATCCAGTTAAAAAAGTTTGTTTATTGTTTTTGTTCATTTGAATCTGTTATTTCAGGTTTTTCGCCAAATCTTTGGGCCACTTTGTATCCACCGAATCCTAACGCCATAGTTACTACTTCCCAAGGAATGGGTAGTAACGTTACCACTGGAGAAGCGGTTCCAGCAGATGTATATATTACTAGTAGAGATGCAACGGCCCAGACAATAAATGTTCCGATACACCACGTTAATGCCATAAACCGAGCCGATGAAAATCCTCCGGAATTATCTTCCAATAAAGATTTTAAAAATGGATTATTTTTATCATTCATATATTAAAATGGTCCTTCTAATTGTAAACTTCCCACATGATCACCGTCTTCATATACTGTTATTTTCCACAAAGATCCGCTATTTGATCTTAAATAGAAAGATCCGGTAATTAAACTTGCACTTGCTTCGTTAAAATAACTAGAAGTTATTGATGATTGTGACCAAGATGATGTTGATGCATAAGACGCTGATACAACGGGCCCTCCGCCGCCATTTAAAGCATAACTAGCAGTAATAGCATAACTAGAGGTTAATGATGCGGTAATATTGGTTGGGTTATCCACATACCGCCAACTGCTACCTTCCCATATTTTTAATCTTGGCATATTAGTTTCCTATAAATATTAAAATTATCTCCATTTTTCGAAATATCGCATTACTGTTCCAATTTCTCCTTCACTTAGAGGTCTGTCCCAGAACATTAATTCGTAGATTTCTCCCACGAAATATCTAGTTGAAGGTGTGGTTGGATCCGTTAATCCAATTCTTATTGGTGCACTTGGATATAGTCCTATTACATTAGAGGATTTGAATTGATACGCATGATTCCCAAAATTTCGTGAAGCTGTAATATTCGAAAGCAAGAAATTCTTGTTTTTTGTGGCAGCAAATGCGGTATTAATCCATATTGAACCTGTAACTCCTGTTGTTTTTTTGATAGCCGAACATGATACTGCACATACACCAAATCCAAATACACTACTTGTCAGTTGAGTTGAAGTGGCTAAAATTGTAGCAGATACCGCTGCAACTGTTCCGTCGCTACCAGTAATTGCAGGTCGAAATGTTACTTGACCACTCGCATTCCACGCTATCCCAGCTGACACGTCATTTACTGCTTCTGCCATTAAAGGATTCCCTATCGGAGAGGAAAGTGTTCGATCACAATAATATGCCATTGCTATTGTATGTCCCGTCGAACCGCTAAATATATCATGAATTCTAGAAGAAGATGTAATTTCAAAATACGATGTAAACGACGTGTCTGCCATCATTGGAAATCTAATTGCTGGATAACCTAAATATCCTGAACCTGTGTAAAACGGCGCTCTACCTGCCGACGATGTTACTCCTGATGCATATCCTCGCCAATCATTCCAAGCTGAACATGTGATGCTGTTTTTCAACACCATTGATGATGATTTATCCGATTTTAACCAAACCCAAGGTTCGGGTATTGTTGATGTTGGGGGCGTAATATACATAAAATTAAAACATGGACCATGATCCTGTCGTTTTGATTAACTCCAATGTTAATCCTACAAAATATATATCTGCTGCATAAGTATCTGCAATGTCAGAGGTCCGCCTACCCACTTTAATTGATATCATGTCGTTTGCAGATATAACACCATTTGGTGTAAACGTTAATACGCTGTCCCATTCACATAAAGTAGCTGCAGCTTTTGAAATTATACTTGCAGATACTTCTGTTCCATAAGAACCGGAAATAAATGAACCAGTGGTTGTTGAATTACCAACTGACATTCCTCTGGCTTTAATTCCCATTACAAATGGTTGATTACTACCCGAAGTTATGAAACCAACAAGTTTGGCTTTTAACGGAGTAGTATAATTCCAATATGGCGGCAATCGTAACAACGCAGTTACATTTTCATCTGTAGAAGAATCAAATGCATAAGATGCGATGTTTGTATAACCGCTTGAAGTTTCATAAAAAAACAACGAAGGGCCATTAGTCCCATCCGATACCATTGCCGTAGCCGGAATATAAACATATTCTGTTGAATAAATTCCCGGTACATAAGAAGCAGAAACCGAACTACTTGCAAACGAAGCACTTATGTTATAAGAACCACCAGAAGTAACACCGCTACTTGGTGCATATGAAGCACTTACCGAATAACTTGATGAAATAGAACTACTTGCAAACGAAGCACTTATGTTATAAGAACCGCCGTTTATTACCGCAGTACCTCCAGGAGCATATGACGCACTAATTGCGTAACTTGCAGATAAGAACTGAATGCTTCCCGTTGCATTATACGATCCGGTTGCGTTTGACTGTGTAAGCTGAGTTCCTACAGATCCGTTCCCATCGTCATACACACTTAATTCATACCAAACGTTTGTGTCGGGCGATAGTATTATCAATTTACCATCGACGATTCGAACATTAGAAAATGCTACAGGAGCATATCCAGCAGATATTGCATACGATGACGAACCGCCCGCAACTAACGCATAAGAAGCGGTTACAGAATAACTGGACGAAAGAGAACTACTTGCCCAAGAAGACGAAATCGAAGCGGCCGTTCCTGTTCCAGGAGCCCAACTTGCGGATAAAGCATAAGATGAAGATACCGACGATGATGCAACTGTAGAATAGCTGGAACTCACCGAACTTGAAGCAAAAGAAGCTGATACAGCCCAAAAACTTTGTGAAGCGAAGAAAGAGGTTTGAGCTTTATGAGCAAAACTCGATGTCACAGAACTTGAAGCAAAAGAAGCTGATACAGCCCAAAAACTTTGTGAAGCAAAGAGAGAACTATTAGAAACGATAGAATTTATTCCCCACGAAGATGTGATTGAATATGTTCCCGAAACCAAATAACTTGAAGATACAGATGAGGATGCAAAACTTGATGATATACTTCGTAATGATTGAGACGCATCAATTGCTGTAGATGCAACTATTGAATTTTGAGACCAAGATGAAGTATGAGATTGTAAATTAGAAACCCAAGAAGCAGTAATTGAATACGTTCCTGGAACTAAATAACTTGAACTCAACGAACTTGATGCCCAAGAAGACGAAATCGAAGCGGCCGTTCCTGTTCCAGGAGCCCAACTTGCGGATAAAGCATAAGATGAAGATACCGACGATGATGCAACTGTAGAATAGCTGGAACTCACCGAACTTGAAGCAAAAGAAGCTGATACAGCCCAAAAACTTTGTGAAGCGAAGAAAGAGGTTTGAGCTTTATGAGCAAAACTCGATGTCACAGAACTTGAAGCAAAAGAAGCTGATACTGACGTTGTTGATGGTGCTCCAGGAGCCCAACTTGCAGACAGAGCCAAAGTAGAATAAGACGATGAAACGGAAATTGTAGAAAAATCAGATGTCATCGAATAACTGGCACTTAAAACTGTATTTATTGATGGATCGTCTGTATCCCACCACAACAATCCGCTGACAGGATTTAAAGGTTCGTCTGAAGATTTAACAATAACGCCACTATCAAGAGAATAACTAGATGATAACGAATAGCTGGATGATATACTTGGATTTCCAGGAGCATAACTTGCAGATAATGCATAACTTGCGGAAACAACATTATTCGACCAACTTGATGTAGATGCGTAAGACGAACTTATACTTGGATTTCCAGGAGCATAACTTGCAGATAGTGAATATAAAGAATAACTAGATGTTATTGATGCAGACGACCAACTGCTTGTTATTGAATAGTTATTGCCAGTTACTAAAGCATTTTGTTTAGTGTTAACCAAACTTATTATACTTGAACTGTTCCAAAACGAAGCAGATTGAGCCCAACTTGATGTGATCGGATACGTTGATCCGGTTCCAAGTGAAGTTCCTGAGTTTCCCCCATTTAATGCGTAAGAAGACGTAACAGACCAACTGCTTGTGATTGAATAGTTATTGCCAGTTACTAAAGAATCTTGTTTGGTTCCAATCAAAGAAACTAAACTGGAAGAATTCCAGAACGAAGCAGACTGAGCCCAGCTTGACGTGAATGGATACGTTGATCCAGACCCAAGTGAAGTTCCAGAATTTGGAGCATATGACGCTGTTAAAGAATAAGAAGATGACAAAGAACCTTGAGAATGAGAAGAACTAACGGACCAACTACTTGTTATTGAATAGTTATTGCCAGTTACTAAAGAATCTTGTTTAGTGTTTATTAAACTTATTATACTTGAACTGTTCCAGAATGAAGCAGACTGAGCCCAGCTTGATGTGATCGGATACGTATTGCCAGTTACTAAAGAATCTTGCTTTGTTCCGATTAAACTTATTATACTTGAACTGTTCCAGAATGAAGCAGACTGAGCCCAACTTGATGTAATTTGATACGTATTTCCTGTCACTAAAGAATCTTGTTTGGTTCCAATCAAAGAAACTAAACTGGAAGAATTCCAGAATGAAGCAGATTGAGCCCAGCTACTTGTGAATGGATACGTTGATCCAGACCCAAGTGAAGTTCCAGAATTTGGAGCATATGACGCTGTTAAAGAATAAGAAGAACTGACCGAATTACTTGATGTAATTTGATACGTATTTCCTGTCACTAAAGAATCTTGTTTAGTGTTTATTAAACTTATTACACTCGACGAATTCCAAAACGAAGCTGTCGACGCTAATTGTGCATAACTTGATGTGGTTGAATAACTTGCACTCGTTGTTGTAAGTGACCGATTAGCAAAACTTGATGTAGTTGAATAGCTAGATGAAAGTGTTCGTGTTGAAAAACTAGCAGTTAATGTATAGCTTCCTGAAAGAGAATAACTTGATGATATACTGGGGTTTCCAGGAGCATAAGATGCTGAAATAGTGGATTCTGCATATACTGCGTAAGATGCGGATGTGACAACAGATTTCCATGTTAATCCTGATGGGAGATTTCCTATATTATTATTGATTAAACTGGAATAAACAGATCCGCTCCAATGCGTTACGTCGTCAATATTATATGGATAAGTCGGATTCCAACTTGCCAAAGAATTTAACTTGGTTCGTACTGATAAACCAATTTCGTTGTTCTCAAATGTTTGTGTTCTCATTTTTAAAATTGTCTATTGACGATGTTTAGTTTGCTCAATCTGCTATAATGTGTATTACAAATGATTGAATGACTTTTTTCAGCAATTCCTCCCAATAATTGTTCTTGGATTACATTGTCTATTTCATGATAGCGTTCATTAAATGAAATCATATCACCAACCTCTGGAAATAGATTTACAAGTTTTAACATATTTTCTCTAAACTTAAATACCACATCTTGTTTTCTATCAGGACCAAACTCACCGTATTCTGTGGAAATGTCTTCTCTTTGAATTAAAGCAGTAATTTCAACTCCGGGATAAAACACTATTCCTGTTGATAAATCAGATTCTCCATAGACATTAACATTAGTTTCATTTGCTGCAACTTTATAAATTATAACTTCACATTGAATTATATCTCCCATAAGTTCCGCATTAAAATGATTTACGAGTCTTAAATCTCGTTCGCTGAAATATCTTCCTGATAATCCCATAATTTATTAAAAAGTTTGTGGTTCGTCGTATTTTTCTTCATTCCGTTTTTTCATAAATTATCCAATGTAAATTTTTAACGGAATTCTTTTTAAAACGTCAGTAAGTTTTTCTGCTTCAGTAGCTTTAGCTTCTGCCTGAACCGTTTTACTTGCTTTTTCCAACATGCCATTCAAATCGTCTATAAGTTTGTTTTTTTCTTCTTTCGCTTCACTTCTCAATTCTGCTCCATCAAGAGTCACTTCGCCGCCGGGAATAGGAATGGTTTGATATTTTTGACGAATCATTCCCAATGTTTCTTTACAACAAGCGAGAAAATATTTACGAATCCACTGTTTACCAGCGTCGTTAATAAACGTATAAATTGGATTGTTATAAGGTATATTTGAGTAATCTGATATGTTCTGATATGCTGAACCAGAAGCGACTACAGATGTTTGTTTTTCCTCTTTCACCACGTAATCAAACCACATTTTCATGTTATACGTAGGAATTGGAAAAATCTTTATTTTGTTATTCATTATTTCAAACGAATAAGCTGATTTTCGAACTAAATCGTTAAACTCGATTGCTTGTCCTCTCAATAAATCTTCAAAAATAGGGGTCATTAAAAACTGAACCGCTGGGGAGTATGATCCAAATCCCATTTCGGTTAAAACATTGGAATAACTCATTCCTGTCATAGAAAACGGATCATAAATACGAGCAAAGGCTGGAGTCATTTCATGAAACACTTTTCTAATTTCAATTCTATTGAAACTTTCCGAAACGTCCCCCCACAACGACTGTAAATCATATGTTTGTTGACCAGCTGTAGTTTGAATATACCCCCGTTTTAAACTGACTTTACCACCAACTCCTGCTTCCGATCCGTAACTTTCAGCTAAACTGACCATATACGGAACTGGAGAACCATCCACAGCTACTCCTGTTAATCCGGTTTGAGGATTAATAAAAGATGAAGAAATTGGAGTACCGATGAAATTAGAAAGATTGTTAACTATATTCCATTGATTGACTATTGATCCATATTCATTTACAGATTCTTCAAAAGCGGCATAAAAATCTATATCTATCAATTCTATTTCTTGAATTGGATATCCAAGCCGTCTTGCTGCCCAAATCATGCTCGAATAGGCGTCTTTACGGAAAACAGGATCGGAATCATAAAAACCGTAAGGAGTGTTTCCTTCTACAACAGAACCACTTCCCGGAAATCTTACTCTATCTTGATCTATGGTGGACATAAAAATACAAATTTCTTCTACTATAAATATTGTTAGTAATCAATTAACGTGGTTATATTTATAAGTTAAGTTGATATGATAAAACTCTCAGATTTGTTACTGGAAAAATTTGAATTACCGTCTGATTTACAAAAACAGCTGGAAAACTCTGTTTATTCTGCTTTAGGACACATATTAACTCCACATTTTGAGAAATTTAGAAAAAAATTACATCAAAACCGTGAACTAAATCAAAAAAGTTATCAAAGTATAAAAAATGTTATTTCTTATATTAAAAAACTAACCGAAAGTGGAGGCAACACCAAATTGGTCTTATCAGATGTGTTTGTTTCAGAATATTACTCAACCAGTTCAGCAAAAGAATTGGTAAGAAAGATATCAGTTACTATCGAAAAATCTGGAAATGATATTTATATCGAGTCCAATGAAAAAAAAGATAAACTTTTTCCACATTTAGTTATAAGCAAAGATTATGCTGGTTGGGATCTAGGAAGACTCAATAGATTTTGGAGTCAAATTCATAATTCTTATGAAGATTTTGAAAAAGAGTTTGACGGAAAATTAGTATCGATAGAATCAATTTATAAAACTGTATCTAACTGGAAATTATTAGATAAACCTAAAAAACCAAAATTTAAAGAACCGAATTTAATGTTTGTTTTTGAAAAAATTATACCTGAGACGAATCATGCATATGAACATTATTTCAGAGTTTTAAACTCTAAAAAAGAAGACGAGAACCGATATTCGGATTACTTTTCGCCAACTACTCCGCCTAAAATAGTTCAAACTGTTTTTATAGATGGTTTTAATATACTAAAAGACGATTCTTATTTTAATAAAACCGTTTCTTCGTTTATTAAAGTATCAAGACATGAGGGAAGACACCTTTTACAACATGTAGGTAATATTGATAAAAAACTACGTGGAAATTTTTATGGAGGCCCTAAAAAATCTCTTAGGCACCAATATAATCCAGATGTTAGAGGGATTGATCCGGGCGGCGTAGCAACTTCTACATCGAAAGATATAGAATCAGGAGACGAATGGAAACGGGTTCTCCACCCTCACAGAGACGTTGAATTTAAAACGAATCTTTATGATTATAAAAATGAGATAGAAGAATTTTTAAATAAAAACGTTCCTAAAACCAAATGGAGAGAAGGATTTAATGATGTTATACGCAAAGTAGCGGGATCTATGGATTTTTCATCCTTTCAAAGAAAATATCCATTTTCGTCTTCGTTTGTTTATTCGACAGTTACATCTAACTTTCTCAAGGAATTGTATAAAAACGATAGAGAAAAATTCGATCAAATTGTTAAAGAACTTTATAAATTGATATTTGGCGATTAATATTTTGAAAGGTTATTGATGAGTGAAAATGTTAAATATGAATATGGGTGTGTAATGGCAATGGTTAATGAGTCTTTTTCTGAAAAAATTATAGAAATTGGAAAAAAACTTATTACGGATGATATTTTATATTCTGAAAAGGGGCAAGAATACGGAAGAGAAACTGAACCGCATGTTACTATAAAGTTTGGTTTAACAGAAAACTACAGTAAAAACACTATAGGAAAGTTGATTTCAGAAATAAACCCGTTTAAAATTACTTTAGTTGCTATTGATATTTTTTCCAACCCAAAGTTTGATGTAGTTAAGTTTAATGTTGAAAGTGATGTTTTAAAAAAACTAAACTCTTTGTTTAGTAAGTTGCCAAACGAAGATGAATATCCAACGTACCATCCTCATATGACGTTGGCTTATGTAAAAACGGGAGAAGGAAAACGGTTTAAGAAAAAAATAAACCCAATACAACTTTCAATAAACAGAATAAAGTATAGCAACCCAACCGCTAAATACTATTATGAATTGTGATAACAATATGTAGTTTATTATTTATTATTTAACGACAGAAAAGTTACTATTTATTATATGATAATTTGTAGAAAGTGGGGTTCTACCGAAGTTAAGTGGAAAAATTCCAACTGGCTTTGGTCAGAATGTCAATTAGCTGAAGAATTGGCGGAACAATTTAAAGGCGGTATTGATCCCAGAGAATTTTATAAAGAAGAAGAAACATTTTGGATAAAAGATGTTGAAAAGAAAAAACGGTTAATCCATTTGATTTGTAAAATCAAAGGGGAAAAATATGACGAATCAAAAGAAATGACAGACAATATTAAAATTAAAGTAGATGATATAAAACTTGTAGTCAAATCCGTTCTTGACATTGAATTAGAAGTTAAGGAATAACTATGTCGTATAAACTTTATACCGATAAACAAGAGGTGTTTGAATGTGATGTTGCCGTAAAAAATGCATCACTTAAAAATTCTATAGCAAGATTAGTAGTAGAATCCGATACCCTCGATTTGGTATTTAAAGGTAAAATTAACGATGGTAAATGTATTGTTCCTATTCGTAAACTAAAAGGAATTTTAGACGAATCTGTTAAGGGAAATATGCATCTTGAAATTATAGTTGAAGATACTTATTTCAAACCCTGGGAATCCGAGTTTATAGTTGAAGAACATACTTCGGTAAAAGTAGACGTAAAAGAACAAAAAGAAACGACCAACAAACCAATTCTTGAAGTTAAAATTAAACCAACTGTTAATACTAATATTCAGAAAATTTCTATTCCTGCTCGAGAAATAGCATCTATTTGTAAGATTTTTGAAATCAATTCCGGAAACTTTAAAACCACAAAAAGAAACGATTTTAAACAATTGATCAAGGAATATTTTAAAGAAAACACAGAATTTCAAAAAAGGATGAATCCTATTTTAAATGAAGTTGTAAGCATCCTTAAATAATAGTTATGATATATGCGTTTTCCTTTAAGAGATTTTACCAGCCAGTACATATCTTCAAGCTATCAAGATGTTCTCCAGCAATATACTCCATCTGATATTTTTTATGTTTTAGATGGATATGGAAATGTAGTTTTTTCTCTCCCTTCATCCTCAATAGGACAAATGTTGATTGCCTCAAACATGACGGCATCAATGACGGTTGCTTCTGCTTCCTACGCAATAACCCAATCATATTACGATGTAAAAATTACATCATCATCATCATTTGCATCATCATCAATATCCGCTTCTTATTCTTACTCTTCGTCTCACACAGAAAACGCTGACAACGCGGATTTTGCTTTAGCTTCATATTACTCCACCACAACAGATACAGCGAGTTATTCTGACAGATCGTTAACCGCAAGTTACGCAGAAAACGCAATCGGATTTACTTTGGAATCTGGGTCGTTCTATCCAATTTCTTCGTCATGGGCTCAATCAGCATCATTTTGGGATAGTTCTAGTATTTTAAATTTATTGAATAACAAACAACCCACGATTTCAACCGGATCGCTTTTGCCAATAACATCTAGCGTATCCATATCATCGTCTTATACTTTTACTGCAATTTCTTCAAGTTATGCACTTACTTCTTCATATGCATTAAACGGAGGAACAACCGGAACCACATTAACGACAGGATCAACGTATCCATTTACAAGTAGCTGGGCTCAATCAGCATCATTCTGGGATAGTTCAAGTATTGTTTCTTTAATAAATACAAAACAGAACACCATCACCACAGGATCGACATTTGCAATAACTGCAAGCGTATCCACTTCAGCATCATTTGCAATAACTGCCTCATATTATAATCAATTGTGGTTGAGTACTGTAAGTTCTTATCCAATAACAAGTAGTTGGGCCCAAAGTGCATCATTCTGGGATAGTTCAAGTATTGTTTCTTTAATTGGAACTAAACAGAATACTATCACGTCGGGTTCAACACTTGCAATAACTGCAAGCGTATCCACTTCAGCATCATATGCACTTACTTCTTCATACGCATTAAATGGAGGGATTGGTGGAACCACATTAATAACAGGATCAACTTATTCAATTACAAGTAGTTGGGCTCAATCAGCATCATTTTGGGATAGTTCTAGTATAATATCATTAATTGATACAAAACAAAACGTTATTGTAACCAGTTCATTTCTACCAATTACTGCAAGTATATCTGTAACATCTTCATACGCATTAAATTCAATTTCTTCGAGTTTTACTGTTACTGCTTCATATGCATTAAATGTTGAAACTACAAATCATAATAGTTTATTAGGTCTTCAAGGAGGGATTACTAATGAATATTATCATTTACCATCGTCATCTTACGTATCAATAATAAATGGGTCTTCCAGTTATGCATTGACTTCCAGTTATGCATCATCAGCAAACACTTCTAATTCTGCATCTTACATATTAGCATCTAATGTATCCGGTTATCCGTCACAAATAGTCTCTAGTAGCATTACCGCAAGTGTCGGCGGACCGCAAATATTTGCAATCGTAAGTTCTTCGACTAACGTTTTGTATATTAGTTCTTCAGGTCAAGTCAATATTAACACAACATCCCCATCTCAGGCCGCAAAACTTTATGTTAGTGCGTCTAGAAGTCAAAAAGCAGCAATATTCGAAGGAACAGACAGTAGTGGATATAATATCTGGGTTAAAAGTGACACCGCTGGATTTTTAATGGGACGAAGCGGTAACTCTGGATATGTACAAGCAGTTAATGGAACCGGGGGGTCGTCCGCACATTTTGCATGTCAAACATTGGCAGACTCACGCATGGGAGTTGGAGCGGTTGTTCCGAACGCCAAAATGCAGGTTGCCGCCGATTCCGTTGTAGCAGGTATCTTTTCAGTTACTAGTGCCAGTGTTAATTTACTAACTGTTAGTGCGTCTGGAAATATTAGCATAGGCCCCGCAACTCCTGTTAATAGACTAGATGTATCCGGAAATATTAGTGCATCTATTATAACTGCTTCTTTATTTTTTGGAACTGCGTCATTTAGTAATAATGCAACATCGGCGAGTTATGCGTTAAATGGAGGAGGTGGACCCAGTATATCTGCATCTTATGCATCAACGTCAAGTTGGGCAAATAACTTAGTAATTACTTCATCGGCGCAAACGACCGGAAGCTATACTTTGGTTGCCGAGGATCTTGGAAAAGTCATTACGTTCACAAATGCCACCACTAATTCAATTGTTATTCCTTCTGGTTTGCCAACGAATTTCAATTGTTTTCTAGTATCAGTATCAACTGGAAGTGTATTAGTAACTGGTTCGGGTGTTGTATTAAACAATGCAAATAATTGTTTAAGATTAAGTGGAAGATATGCTGCGGCAAGTATTATTGGATATCTACCAGATAGCTATATTTTAACAGGTGATACTTCAATCTAAGATATGATAAGCGCAGGAATTAATGCGGCAATATTGGATAAGGATGCACTGGCGATACGGAATAATGTGTTGCCATCGGCATCATTGAATAATTTTGGTTCATTAAATTCTGCATGGAAAGAATTGAATAGAAGTCTATATCTTACCAGTTCAAAACCAAAATGGGCAACTGTAGTTGGAAGTAGTTCATTATTTCAAGTTGCATTTAGTGAATCAATTGCGGCACAAAAGAAGATACCGGCATTAGGGAATACTGGATCTACTGTTACTGCTGGCGGTGCTGCATATGCTACTACGGCGTATGCTTCTGCTGTGCTACTGCCTGATGGTAAAGTATTTCCGATACCTTATGGTGCCACTGGTGCAAGATACTATGATCCAGTGCTGAATACTACAGTTGGCCTTACTGGTAGTTATCCGGGAAGCAATGCATATCTTGGCGGTGTACTGATGGCAGATGGTAGGGTTTTTTGCATACCGCATAATGCAACTGCTGGTAGGATATACGATCACGCTAATCTTACTTCATCATTTGTTAGTGGCACATTTCCGGGGACCAATGCATATGCTGGTGGTGTTCTGCTGCCTGATGGAAAAGTATTTTTAAATCCATGCAGCCAAACTAGGCCACGGCTATACGATCCTATAAATAATACTGGTTCGATAGAAACTGTTGGCCAAGCCTATAGTGGATCACTGGGTTATTATGGGTGTGTTTTGTTGAAAAACGGAAAAATATTTTCAGTACCGCATAATGCAACAAGAGCAATGCTGTATGATCCGGCAACTAGAACTGCAAGTTTGGCGGGTGGAAGTTATCCGGGAACTAAAGCGTATGTAGGCGGTGTACTGATGGCGGATGGAAGGGTGTTTTGTGTGCCGTATGTTTCAACTACGGCACGAATCTATAATCCAGATACTGATACCACCACCACGCCAGCACCTACCTTTGCCGGCACTAATGCTTATCTTTGCGGTGCATTGCTTCCTGATGGTAAAGTATTATTAATTCCATCCAATCAACTACGTCCGGGAATATATGATCCAATAGCAGATACATTAACAACAGGTAGTGTATCTTGGCACGCTGGCACATTTGGCTATTATGGCGGGTGTATGATGAAAAATGGTTCAATCTATGGTGTTCCACTTAACGGATTGAATGCGAAACTATTTACATCCGAAAAAGTAAATCAAGTTGACACTATCGCACTTTCAAGTTTTGTAAATAAAATGTAATCATGAAAACAATATTTGTATTTGAAACCTATGCCGAATTTCTATCACCAAACGATGGTGTAACAGTTATGCGTATTCCAGTGAATGATCTAGACCAATTCACCAATTCTGGCGATACCGTACTATATGATTTCAGTTATTCTGATTTAGCACCGGAACAGAAAGCGATATTAACACAAAGCGAAGATCCAATTGCGGTTAAACTATTGAATAACTTTCCGGCCAGAAGTAAGGAAGAATTACGGGCACTTACCACAGTTACACCAGCACAGATAAGATTGGCTCTAATCGAAAGTGGAATTTCATTGGCAATTATTGATAATGCTTTAAATTCAATTGAAGATTCAGTGGAACGTGAAAAGGCAACTGTTCTATGGGAATATGCCACCATCGTTGAAAGAAACAATCCTTTTGTTACTTCCATTGGCGCAATGTTAGGAAAAACAGAAGAAGAAATCGATGCGATATTTGCGCTAGCATTGACTTTGACATAACTATTTATATAACATATATGATAATCCTTTGAACTGACATATATTTATACATATGGCTATTGTCTATTATCCAAAAAAAGATCTGATGCTCCGCAGGGATACTGTAAGCGCATCCTATGAACAAATTGTATTATCGACGACTCCGAACACCATTTTATATTTTGGTAGTCAATCGTTAGAAAGTTTTTCAGGATCATTAATAGAAGTTACAGCCAGTTATGCTTTATCTGCTAGTTATGCTCCTGGAAATCCTAGCATTTCTGCTAGCTATTCTTTGTCAGGAAGTTATGTTTTAACAGCAAGTTATTCAACTATTACAAATTTTAAAATCGCAACAATTACTTCAAGTTTTTTATTGAATTTAAATAATGATACTGTATTAGTATCTGCTTCTTCACAACCAATTTACATAACGTTACCATCCGCTAGTTCAAACACAGGAAAAACCTATAACATAAAAAAAATAGACAGTTCTGGATATAATGTCATAATCCATACTGGAGACAGCAGTTCAATAGACGATGTTAATTTTAAAATATTGAGTAACAGATGGACGAATTTACAACTACAATCGAATGGTGTTCAATATTTTATTTTATAAGTTAAACTCTTGGGGTAAAATTCACAGGATCGAATATAGCGGTCATTTCTTTTATGAATGGTTTCATGTCTTCGTCTTTCAAAGCTTCTTGAAAACATTCTTCCCACGATTTAATTTTAGGATTGCCTATTTCATTTAATTCAGGGTTGTTGCGAATTTCTCTAGCAATGGAAGTCCATTTAGAAGCTGCTTGATTCCTCCACTTATCTTTGTCGCTGGCCATTTTATTACGAAACGTCAATTCGAAAGATAACTGTCTTCCGTTTTCAAATATAGCAGAAATTGATTGACTTCCTTCATGAACAAACCAACCATCACCTTGTCTGAAACTTTCATTTATAGGAGACGTTTCTTTTGACATTCCTTTCCAATCGGAATGGTCTACTCCCCAGTTTTTAACATAAGGTTTCATTCTTTCATTAGCCAACGCTTCGATAAAACATTCTTTCCAAGATTTTCTTTGAAAATATGGATCGTTTGGATCTGTTGGTCGGTTTCTTGAATTATAAAGTCTATGAATTTTTTGAGTTTCTATCATCCATCTTCTGACAGCTTTATTTCCCCATTCTTGTATTTTTTTAAATTCCGGTTTATAAGGACCAATGGAATTTCCAACAAACTCACTGAGTTCTTTTGGGTATTGAACTTCAAACCAAATTCGGGCTTGTTCTCGGTGATACCCTTCTGGTCCTATATAGACACATGCACCTGTAGTTCCACTTTCCCAATCGTTAGCGCCTCTATAAGCAGACCATCCATTTCCCTGTTCAAACATATCGAAGTTCTCGGGAACACGAAATGGTTTTGCATCTTTAGACGATACAAATCCAGGAACGTAGAGTTCTTCTAAAAGGTGTTTTAAATGTATCATATTAGATTATAAATATCGGATTTTTATTACAAAACTCATCTAACGCTTTGAAAAGATGAATAGTATCATTCCACTCTTTTATTGGTTTTTTCTCATCATCAGGATTTTCATCAGGAACAACAGGTTCTTCCTGTTCAGGCTCTTGTGGCGTTTGAGTAGGATCGTCAACAGGTTTTGTGGCTATAGCTGGTTCTTGTTCTGGTTCAGGAGTTTGAGTCGGGTCAATTTGTTGGTCCGGTTCTGTTTCCGGTTCTTCTGGAGGAAGCTTTTCTTTTGGTGGAGTTGTCGGAACCGCTAACGGAGATTGTTTATGTGGTTCTGTTGGATCGGGAGAAGGAACAGGTTCACTTTCAATGTTAGTTCTCAAATACTCTTTCAGTGCAATAAGATGTTTACAGAGTCCAGGTCCACGATTAATAGAAGATTGATAATTCAAACCCTTGTTTAAACTATTTGGACCATTTTCTCCAGCGTCTTGTTGTTTATTTGCGTGGCTAAATCTAAATCTATAATCTGGACAACTACAATCAACCGAACATGGCACTTTCATTGCGTTATCGCCAGGAGCCATTTCTTGTTTATAAAAATAAATAAACCCTTGGTGTCTTAATCCAGTAGTATTCTCATCACTGGGAGTTTTGTAAGAAAATTTCCAAGCTTCTCGGTCGTTTATAGATTTGGCTACTAAAGATTTGGCAGGAATTCTACTTGCTCGGTCTTTTCTAGCAGAATCAGAAAAACGCATGAGATCTTCATAAGACATCTTCTCAACAAGCATTTCTGAAATTAATGAACGGAGTTTAATCATATTAGTTAAATCCCAATCTCATAACCATTGTGGTTAGAATT